GGGGGGTGGAGGAGACCTCCCGGACGCGGGTTCTCTCGATGGTCTCTCCATCGAAGAGTACGTAAGGAGACGGCGCAAGCAAATCCAAGGAAAATAACCTATGGCTAACACCCTCATTACGCCGACTATAATCGCACAGGAAGCGATTATGCAGTTAGTTAATGCCCTGGTCATGGCAAGCCGCGTACACCGCGACTTCGTGAATGAGTTCCACGAAATTGGTGACTCGGTTCGGATTCGTAAGCCCGTCAAATTCACCGTGAACGAGACGGCTGACATCACGAACAAGCTCCAGGACGTCCTTGAGTCGTACACCACGTTGACCGTGGATACTCAGGCAAACGTTCCATGGAACTTCGTCTCGAAGGACCTGACCCTCACCATCGAGAAGTACAGTGAGCGGTATATCACTCCGGCCATGATCCAGATTGCCGACAACATTGACGGCAAACTGACCAATCTGTATAAGGATGTGCACAGAGCGGTCGGAACTCCCGGAACCACTCCGAATGCGTTCTCCGATCTTACCGACGCCGCGGCCAAGCTGGACCAAGCGTCCGTTCCTTCGGACTCTCGCAGCATGGTTCTGGAACCCCTGGCAGCCTGGAGCCTTTCAGACTCATTGAAGGGCCTGCTCCTGCCCGGAAAGGTCGACCCGATGTTGACCCGCGGCTACCTCGGCACTCTCGCGAATTTTGACATTCTGGCCACCCAGAAGATCAAGACTCACACTGCTGGTAGCTGGGCTGTAACCGGCCCAGTAGAGGTCAACGTCGTATCCCCGGCCACCTCGGACTACGACGCTGAGTACCACTCGCTCGATACCGACGGTTGGGGAGCCGACCGTTCGACGCCCGTATACGAAGGCGAGATCATCACCATCGCCGACGTGTACGACGTCAACCCGATCTCCCGTGAGACTCTGCCTCATCTGAAGCAGTTTGTCGTGAACGCGGACGTGTCCGCTGCCAACGCCAGTGGCGAGGCCACTCTCGTCATTGAACCGGCAATCATCAAGGATGCGGCCAGCGGTGGATCCAGCCTCTCCGACAAGAGCGCATACGACACCGTATCCGCTCTGCACGCCAACAACGCCGATCTGACTCAGGTCACCAACGTTACCGGCCCTCAGAACTTAGGCTTCCATAAGAACGCCTTCGCTCTGGTGACCGTGCCGTTGGAGATTCCAGACGGTACGAGTTGGAGCGCAAGGCAGTCCTACAACGGACTGTCTGTCCGCGTCATCAAGGATTACAACATCCTGACTGACAAGGAAATCATCCGTCTCGACGTGCTGTACGGCACGAAGACTCTATATTCCGACCTCGCCATAAGGCTGATGGGTTAACCATGATGGGGCCGTCAAGGCCCCTCATTCCTTCCTAAAGGAGGCACAATATGGGTAAGGATAACCTGAACATCAGGTTCGGACAGGGTCTTGCAGATGAGGGCCTGAAGTTCTTCGGTCGAACTCCGGAGTACTGCGGTCAGGAGCTGACGCGGGATGGCAAGACATACATTTCTGCATACGCTTCTTCGGCCCTCACACTTGGTAAAGTTTACCAGCTTACCTACAGCCAAACAGCGGGTCAGGAAGTGCAGACAGCTACCCCGGCCACCATCGGCGGTCCGACTATCACTGCCGTTGCCCGACGGGCCGAAAAGGCGGGCGACATTGTTTGGTTGCAGAAGGGCGGCCAGTGCGAGGCATACGTCGAGGGCACCACTGATGTGGCTGCCGGAGACTTCCTTGAAGTTCTCAATGGCGAGAACGATTTCAAGAAAGACGGCTCCGCCCTGAGCGAAAACTCGGCTGCCGTTGCCGTGGATGCTCAGTCAGATAACTCTGCCGTCCTGGTCACAGTGATGCTGATCAACAAGGTTCATCAGATCGCTGCGTCCTGATGTTTCATCCTGATAGGGGGCTTCGGCCCCCTTCACCTTTTCGAGGAGCACTACATGGCCTTTTTAATGTATCGCTGGGACACCGGCGAGAAACGCAGATTCGAATCGCAGGCTAAGTACGAAGAGGCTGACGACGGCGGTTGGGTCGACAGCAAAAGCAAGATTGGCAAGCGGCCCAAAAAGCGTGTCAAGATGAACTTGGGCTCTCCCGTCCTCGTCGCTCAGGAAGTCGAGGAAAAGGATTCGGAACCTGAAGAGATCGAACTGAATCTTGGCAAACCGGACTCCAAAGTCAAGAAAGGCAAAGGTAAGAAATGACCCTCCAAGAGATGTACGACGAGCTTGAAATGCGGCTCCAGCAGTATGATACGGACCGCGAGTGGACCCCCCTCCAGCTCGTACAGATCCTTAATCGGGCTCAGCGCATCGCCGTAGCGAAGGTTCCGGCGTTTCTCGTTCCTGAGTTGACTAACATTGCGTCCGCCCAGGACATAACGAGCGGCTATTTCGACATATCGGGTCTGGATCCTCTCCCCCTCTTTGCTCAGGCCGGAATAGTTTCGGTTAAGCATTCAGGGGGCAAGTACGTCGATCTCATCTCCTGGGAGAACCAGATGCAAAACTCGGACGATTCCGCCACCTATACTTCGCAGCATCCGAAGATGTGGTGGAGAGGGAATCTTCTGTATGTTCGACCTTATTCCGGCTACACCATCGACATTCTGTATAAGGCGGAGCCTACTACTATGGCTCTGCCAGATACAGCTTGTGCCCTTTCCGATGCCATGGAAGACGTCATTCTCGAAATCGCGGAAGCACGGGCGGTTCGTGGGATTGACCGTATTGCATCACGCCAGATTGCTGCCCACGCCAGTGACATGATCGAAGAATACAGTAGTGGGTACGCTCCTATTGAAAATGCCAACCTTGAAGTCGTAAAGCTGTATGGTGGAGCGTCCTCGTTCAACATCTTAACAGGAAGCTAACATGGGTGGAGAGTATGCCCACAAGCTCGATGAGCTTACCGATCCGGCCGAAGGTGACATGCTGGTCATTTCCGACCTGGATGCTCCAAGTGTGCTGAAGAGAGTCACATTGGCCAATCTTCGAGAGGTTCTTGGCTCCGGCACTTACGCGGAACCGGTCACCGAAGACCCGGCCTTCGAAGCCCCGGAGTGGAATCTGATTCCTATAGTGGGCGGTTGGCAAATTCAGTTCACGTCGAAGATCGCGGATGCTTATTACTATTTCATCGAGCGTCGCAATGTTAATACCGGAGACTACGATCTTGTCGCGTATGCTCTCCCCGGGATCCACATGCACGTCGGTTCCCAGGATACCATTTCGGTGGAGCTTAAAGTCGCGGACATCGCTGTACGTGAATATGGCACTTTTCGTGTCTTCTCCGGCAAGTTAGATGGCACTCATAGCCCTAAGTCCAATCCGATCTCAAAGTGGGCCAAACTCGGAACCGAGATCGACTGGGTTCCAACGGCGCCAACCCTTTCGGACACCGATTATCCGGAGGTTGTCCAGACAGAGGATAAGAAGTTCAGTGTCCGCATCAAGATCGTACCAGCCGCCGCAGAACGCAAACTTATCGAGTCCTACGAGGTTCGTGTCAGACGGTGGGACACCATAGACGGTCAGTACGACAAATGGCGGAGCATTCCAAAGCACGTGTCTGCAGGTGTTCATAAGCCCAAGTACATCATTTACGAGATTGCCCGGGAACATTGGAAGAACTCCGAAAAGTTCCAGGTTGCCGTACGGGCGAAACCGATCCCATACTCCGAAGAGTATAGTGCCTGGTCCGATCCCCAGACTATTGACCCGACTGTAGACTTGACTCCCCTCGATGCCCCTGGTTTGTACGCCACAGCAAATCACCTTACGGTTCGGGTTTACATAAGCAGAGCTACCCGACCTCCAGACAGCGATTCGGTAGCACCGGATCTTGACCACTACATACTTCAGTATCAACTTAGTGGCGGAGACTGGACGCCCGTACCTACAGACGCCGATCCCGACGATGGAGTCATCACCACTCCATTGTACGATCTGTTCCTTGATGACGCAGATGTCGACAAAACCGTCAAGTTCCGTGCCCGGGCGGTAGACTATGCAGGAAACGAGTCTGCCTGGTCCACGGAAACCACCCCATTGACAATAACCAAGATTACTACAGGTGTGTTGGCCTCCGGCGCTGTTACAGCCTCGAAGGTAGGGGAGATAGCTCTGTTCGGCTGGCAGTTCGACGGAACATATTCGGCGGTAGACCATAACACGGTTTCGTGGACCTCCGGTATTCTCACCCTTACAGACGAGACTACTTACAGCATCGACGCTGGCAGCACCGGAGACATATCGTCGCTGGTGTATATCTACTTCGACATTAACACACCGACAGCATTGCAGTGGACGACAAAGGCCTCCACAGCTATCGGCCAGGGCAAGATCCTGATGGCCGTGGCCAAAGACGTGATCTCTCCGAAGAAGGCCGAGTTTCAGGTTTTCGGCGGCTCCGGCGACAAGATGGCCCTGATCACAGCAGACAACATTGCGGCCAACACGATCACGGCGAATGAGATCTATGGTAATACGATCACGGCCAACGAAATGCACGCCAACGCCCTCTCCGTGCACCTACAGACTAACAACAATCTGAAGTCTGCATCGTCCGGAGCTCGGGTGGAAATCTTTCCGGACGCGGACACCGGTCTGGCAATTTATGATAACGCTTCAAATGATGTATTCAAAGCCATAGTTGGCGGCACGGATGTAGGAGACGTGATCCTCGGTGATTCCTCGAACGGCTATGTTAAGTGGGATAAAAGCGCCGGAAAGCTGGAAATCAAAGGCCAGTTAACACAAGTGTTGGCCGGGCTGGAGACAGATCAGAGCCAAATAATAATCGAGAAAGATGGCAGCCTCGGCGTAATAAAAATATACGGCGGCGCTGAACTCTCCGGCAAAATATACGGAGAAGGTGTTACTGAGCATGGCAGCTCTGTAATCTGGCTACGGCATGAAGCCCTTGACGGTAGCTGGCATTCGGACCTGAACATGAAAGCAAGTAATTTAACCTTGACGCATAATGATGATGACTCGCTGATCATTCAAAATATCAGTGCCGCGGGCCTGATAATGAAACTCAGAGGGGGGATAGGCGCCAATGTAGACAAGATCACCCTGGACGCACAGAACAATCGCATCGATCTGGCGAGCGGTGGAGTTTTGAGAATAGACAGCTCTAATGTTATTGATAGCGCAAAGAAATTTGTCGGGGCCGGGATTGACCTTACCTCCGGCGGCGACATCAAAATCAACGGAACGACTGTCATAACATCTGCTGGCGTGCTCCAGAACGTAACATGGCAGGGAACCGACATAGCCAGTGACTATATAGTAGACGAGTTTGAGAAGGACACTTTCACTTTCCTGGTCGACCACGCGACCACGGACTTCAACTTGAGGTTCAGACGTTCCGGTGGAGGTGGTGCGACCATTCCGCTCAACGAGTACGTTGGGCTCCAAAGGTGGGAAGGACTAACTTCTACAGACCCCGATATATGGGAAGAGTTCGCCGGGCTGACAGTCAAGGCCACCAACGTGGGGGTCGGCACCTTTACTGGCGAGATGTGGCTTGGCCTTGCCGCGTCCGGTGCATTCGACCCGGACTTGTTCATCTTCTATGGTGATGGCTCGGTGAAGATCGGCACCAGAGAGGTGCACTTCGAGGACGGTTCTTCGAATTACGATCTACTGAGCTATGACGGGTCGAACTGGATTAGGAGAACCCCCGCTGCAGCCAATCTTGTCGATCTGACCACGAACTCGCAGTACATCACAGGCTCAAAGTGGTTTGGTAGCGGAACTACGTATTTCTACAAGTATGACGCGTCACCCACACAGTATTTTTATCGCTATGACACTGCGGGCGACATCTCAGACAACGACGTGATCGGAACTTTGGGTTTCTACGGCGAGGTCAACAACGTGCTGTCCCACTTTGCTACCATCTTCGTCAGAGCTATCGACACGGCCTCCGGCAGTGAGGATGGCCGAATCGGTTTTACTCTCGACGACGATGGCGCCAGTACCGAACGATTCGTCTTCGACAGCGACGGCACGGCTACCGCCGATACTGCATGGTCCCCTTTTACGGGAGCCCACTTTTATCAGGGCGCTCCTGGCCTTCGCCCCGACCGTGCCGTAATACTGAATGACAACGGTGAGATCCAGTACACCACAAAAGTCAACGACAAACGCTTTATCGGCGTAATTATACTCGTCAAGAAGCACCCACCGGAGAGAGACTCTCTTGGTTATCCGCTCCGGTCCGGCAACATAATGTATCTGGTAGCCGCGGCTGGGGACTGTCTGACTGCCCAGAACTCAGGCGTTCTGATTGTCGGCCCGGTCGAGAACGGCGACCGTCTGTGCACCAGTTCGGTGGCCGGTCACTTGATGAAACAGCCCCGTATGGAGAGCATCGAAGACATGCTGGACGGTTATGTAATGCGAGCTCGCCAAACGGTCGTACAATCGTCAGATGCTGAATCCGTCATATATGCAACCTTTTCCAACAACTAAGGAGGGCAAATGTCAACTCAAGCCTACAAGCTCGATGAGAATCGCGAGTGTGACTTTTCGGTCACCTTGACAGGTGCTCAGATACTCATCATCATGGATGGTCTCCACAGAGCTATTACGGCCCTTCGCGAGATCGACGAGGCAGACGAAATCATGGCCATCAAGGCCGCGCTCGATGCCGCTATACCGGTGAGGTGATCATGCCCAAGGACATTAACAAAGCAATCCAAAGCCTGACTATGGAGCTTCAAAATTTGGGGGCAGAGCTCGACACCCTGAACAAGCAGGGCGTTCGACTCGACGAGCAGAAAAGCAAGGTCATGACCCGGATCGTCGAGACCCGGGGTGGCATTGCGGCCCTGAAAGATCTACTCCCGAAGGAGGGGAACTAAGATGGGCCTGAGAATATACGAAGACGCTGCGCTGACCCAACTGGTGACTCTGGAGGACGTCTTCACCAACCCGGACGACGAGGACGACGTTGATGGAGACGCCGGGGAGACCAAGCAGAAGGCTCTTTATGCAGCCATCGAACAGACGACTCTGAACGGTGACATCAACGATTCCGTAACCACGATTCCCCTGGCAGCAGCTCGGTTCTCAGACACAAACCTCAACGTTATCGTTATCGGCACCGAGAAGATGTGGATCAGTACGGGACACGGGACGACTTCCTTAACCGTGTCCCGAGGATACGCTGGGACTACTCCGGCCACCCACTCTGACGGTGATCCCGTGTATCTGTGTTATGACGTGCAGTCTGATGCAGCCATCACATGCGAGGACAACGAACAGGTGATCTCAGGAGACGAGAGCGGCTGGGTTAAGTTCTGCGCTGATGCAGCCGGATCGCCGGAAGGAACCTGGGTGCTCTCGTTCACTATCGGGGCGCTCGACTACAATCAGAGTTTGAAATTTTGGCGCCAGGTGATCGTCCCGGCGTCTACCAATCCGCAGATGAAGCAGGACTTGCTGCTCACAGTAACCGCAACGCTTGAGGAGCACGTTATATGAGCCGGACAGACCTTCCTCCGGGTACAAAAGAGATTGTCATCAAGGACTTCAGCGGCGGTGTTGTGCAGCATGGAGACTTGGAGGATCTCGGCGGCAATCAGGTGGTCGTGCTAAAGAACATGAAGCCCGTTATGGGCAAGCTTGTAAAGACCTTCGGCATGAATCCGGATTATCCGGACACCGGCGCGAGCCAAATCTCGGACGCGAAGAACCTCGTGACGTTCTTCCATCCGAAGATTTTAGGGACCATTACGGCTGACGCAACCCAGGATTGGGCTCTCATTGCCGCCAACGTCAATTCTTCGACAAAGCTCCTGACCCTGCGGCAGTGGAACCCGGACAAGGCTGGAGACAACAAGTGGGACGAACTGGAAGGCAGTGTAAAGCCTATCATTCTGCGCAACGGTTTTACCGACGGTCAATACGTACACCGGGCCCAGCTCGACAGTGGACAGAACGCGAAGAACCCTGTTATAGCGCATGACAACACATTGCGAATTCTTCCTGGACGTCTTGGCGTCCAGAGCGGCACCCGCCCCATAAAGGTGGCCGACCTCACGAACCAGCGGTTTGAGTTCTTGGGCGGGAACTGGGTGTACCTGTTCCAGCCCGGAAAGACTTTCACCGTCACCGGGTCTGCTGGCGGGGCCAACGACGGGACCTACAGAGTGCTTCGGTACGAGATAGACGGGAACGAGGGTCACATCTATGTGGACGAGAGCTTTAAGGCGATTGCCGCCGACGGCATAGAAGGGACCATTACTATCGACCGTGTGGCTCTCGGGATGTGGCTTGGTTATATTGACCGAGATTATTTTGACGCGACATATCTCCCCGCCACGTACACGGCCGGGTTCCGTCAGTATCCGGTATCACCGGAGCGCCCAAACCTGAATGATCTCGCGATCCAGACCTGGGTCTTCGAAGGCGACGGTGCCTTCGCCCCGCGCGACATGGAAATTCCAATTACGGACCTCACCGTGAACTTCGCTGAGGGCGGAAAGGCTCAGATACTTATCCCCGGAGCCTGGTCCGATAAGATCTTTCCCGGATCCTTTATCGAGATTAAGGGCAACACGACCAATTTTGGTATGTGGGAGGTTTGGGGAACGACAGTAGATTGGTCCACAGGCACCCCCGAAACTTCTATTCTGCTGGTGGATGTCCTTCCAGGGGGTGAAAAGGAAGGATACATTCGGTTCTCTTCCAAGGTGACCAGGGTAAGCACGACCCAAGAAAGCGAAGCTATTCTTGACGAGTACGTCCCGAAGGCGTCTACTCTTGCGGACATCAAGACGGAGCTTAGCCTTGGACCAAACGACGAACTACCGCCCGAGATCTACGAAGCCTGGCAACAGCAATGGGGAGAGGGATACACGCCGACCGGTGAGGGCCAGGGCGCTGCCATTGTGAAGGCCATGCAGGCGGCCAAAGCCAGATACAGTCCGAATGCTTTGGGTCCGGTGTTCTTCTACAAGTTCTCCTATATCTACGACGGTGTCCAGGAGTCTCTGCTTTCGGATGCCCTGGAAGTCCAGTACTTTCCGGTCTCTTTTAGTGCGTTCCATTTTAGCATCACCAAGACCCAGCACAACCTTCGAATCACCGGAATGAACGTGTACCGGTCCGGGGCCAAGAAAGGTCCTTATGCTAAGATCATGCACATCAATTTTCTGCGGAAGGCGAACAAGTACCATGTTAAGGCTGCTGGGGCAAGTACTGGCGTAAGTTCCATGCGTCGGCGAATACACATTCCGGGGCTGGTCGGAACTCCCGTAGGAAACGGCGAGGACAAGATCAGAATAAAGCTCAAGAGTCGGGACATGGTGAACTATACCTCGGCCATCACATGCAGCACAACACGGACCACAACGGGCGATCTGGTTCTTGACGCCGGAGAGGACGATTTAGTTCGGGACTATTGGGACTCGGCTTACCAAATAGAAGAGGAGACGGTTGAAAGTGCTTTTGACGACCATACCGGCTCCAGCGGAGCGCATGGTGGGAACAACTGCTTTCTTCTTGCAACCGCTATTGACGAGAAGACTCTCTCTGGCGGGGTCATCATTGCAAACCATGGTGGGACCGGTACTGCTGCAGATACGATGGCTGCCAACGGAGAGTTCTGTACGATAAGTGCCAGCGACGGCCGGGCCGTACAGGTTGGAAAGCGGCTTGGAACACATGAGACCGCCGAAGGAGAATACATAACCGAACAGGAATTCCACCTTGTGACCCTGGAAGACGGATTGTACTTTACCGACGACTTCGGGGTATCAGGCGATACAGGATACATGTTCTTTGACACGAACCTTCCGGTTCGCAGTACTCATCCTTTTGAAGGTTCGAAGTCCATCAATGTGAATGGTCTCTTTGCCAAGATTGTCGGTAACCGCCTCGTGCAGGGAAACATCATTCTGGACCCCGGTGGGGAGAATGAAGAACACCGCGACTGGATTGCCGTCTCGGAGCCGAACCAGTTTGACGTCACGCCAATGGCCAACGTGGCACGATTTCCGGACCGTGAGGGTGGTGAGATCACGGGCATTGCCGGGATGTTCGGCAATATCGTTGTGATGAAGAGGTCCGACATCCGCCTGGTCGATCCAAGTACCCTGAAGCCCCGTGAGATTGTCCATAACCTTGGAAACATAGCCCCGTATGGTTATATTGAAGCAGGGGGCTCTGTCTTTGTCTGCTTTTACGACGGGATCTACAGGCTCCAACCGAACAACCTGGCCCCTTCGGACCAGACTCCGACAGAACGACTCAAGATTACAGAGCCTATCGATAATGTATACAATGCAATGACCAAGGCCCAAAAGGAGCAGATCCTCGCAGAGTATAATCAGTGGACCAAGGAGATCTTCTACGTATTTCGGTATACAACCAGCGGGACCACTTACACGGTCACGTGGGCCTATCACACAGGCCGTGGTACATGGCGTGAAGTGGACATCGGGAGCACACAAGGCACCCTTGTCAAGCCGTCCATATTGGCCCTTGATGAAAAGGCTCAAATATTGGCTTGGGAAAGCACCGCGGATGGACCTGGTGGGAAGGCTCGTGTGTATCGTCTGATCGAATCCGAAGAGAACGTACCGTCTGGAAGTATCATCGAGGGGCAGGACTACTACGTCTCCGGCACGACCTATGCCATCATATATGGTGATACGGAGTATGGAGTTGGGAAGACTTCCCGGACCTTCACGGGGGTGGCCGGTGTAACTACCTATAAAACGGCCCCGGGCGGTGACGACGATGATGGGAAGGTCGTGTCTTGCGAGACAAAGGCCGAAGTTCGGATTCGAAACATCAACGTCTCGGACGAACGCTCTGAGGTGGTTCGATACATCTGGATCACGTACAAGTCCGCTACGGCCCTGGCCGTTGCGTTCTACACCGAAAACAACACGACCGCTGAGAGCACCACGTACACACTTCCGGCCTCAGCCGTCATGACTACATACAAGATTGTCCCGAAGCTTCGGGCCAAGAAATTCACCATGGAGATCACCGAGAACCACGATAACTACCTCATTACTGCCGAGACGGCCACGGGCTACAACTATCTCATCACTTCCAGGTCCGGCGGTATTTCACCCAACACTGAGATCGCTCGCATACGGGTAGTCCACGACGAGTGACATAACGGAGGTTCACCATGAACGTATCCGAAATGATCGACGAACTCGCATCCCGGTTGGAGGACCTGGACAAGAAGGAGTTCACCGATAGCTTTAAGCTCCTGACGCTCAACAATGCGCAGGACAAGCTGGCCAACTTACTGGACAACAAGTATCTGACCGAGCTTGAGTACAAGGAGTCTGTTGACCACAGCGGGGGCATGATAGAGATGGATGGTTCGGGGTCCAACTCGACTGCCTACAAAGTGCTTCGGGGTGCCGAAGGGGTGCTTCGAGTAGGGCGTAATTCAGACGGGGTTTTCGCAACCAGGATCGACATTACAGACCTGAAGAAGAAGGAGAACACCTTCTATGCAGCCTCGTCCCAGAACCCGTTGTACTACATTTTCCAGAACAAGGTCTATGTACTTCCGACCTCCGAAACCACCTGGGATTTGTATTACCTCAAGACGCCGACAACCCTGCTCCACAAGTTTACTATAACGGAGCACAGTACACCGTCTACAACCACGTTTCTTGTTGATGACGATCAGGGTCTTGAAGACGATGCGGACGACGATGACTACTACAACGACTCCGTGATCTACTCCATCAGTCAGGGATCGTACCACGTTGTAACGGACTATGATGCTATCGGCGCCGTTCCAGGCACTGACGACCGTGCTTTCACGGTATCGCCCGCTGCGGCCTCGAACTTTGCCACCGGCGATACCATCTATTTCCTGACCCACGACTTCGACCTGCTCAACCTGAGTGGGGTCACATGCGATCTGAACGAATCGCTACACGAGCTGATCGTGACATTCGCCGAGGCCGAGTGTTGGAAGATGACCGGCAAGCTGGATCGCTCGAAGGCGGCCTTGGAGATGGCCTTGCTCGACGTCAAAACTCTGAATGATCGCTTCAAGGTCGAAGCTGGAATGGGCATCGGTAGTAAGAACCGCAACCGCCAGTAAGGGAGGTCAATATGCCTTTTCCGTTATTTGCGGCAATGGCGGGTCCCTCCATAGTCCAAACCGGCTTTGGTTTGTACGATCTGTTCAGGCGCAGACCCAAGTTTGGAGAGACTCGGGAGGGACGTATGCTCGGTCGGCGTGCGTCCGAAGGCGCCATGACCGAAGAGCAGGAGGAAACCCTTCAGGCTCGCATCTTCAAGAAGCTGATGGCCACTGCCTCTGAGGAAGAGGATCAGGTCCGCAGGGCTCTCATGTCCATGGACCCGTCCGGCAAATCCATAATCGGGGCTCGGTACTTAGACAGACCTTACCGGGACGTGCGCGGCAAGCTCATGGACTTCGAAGAGCGTCTTGCAGCTTCGGAGCGCGACGCAGCTACCAAGGCTTCCGAACAGTTTGTCACGGCGAAAGAGGCCTACAGAGAACGCCAGAGTGCTGAAAGAGCCCGTGCCCTGGGTCAGGTAGCCTCGGGGGTAGGCGGTCTTGTATCGGCCGGAGCCAAGTATGGCATGGCCAAAGACATGCTCGGCGGTCCATGGGGCGACTACGTCAAGACGTCTCTGCTTGGAATCAAGCCGGATCCGCGGCTCATCGACGATCTGCTCTGGGCTCGGAAAATTGCCGGATGGAACGAGGAGGAGGAGGGAGAGGAAGAAAACGAACCAAGTTTGGGACGTCAGGATAGCATCTTTGGAGACTATCTCAGACGAACAGGGAGTTTCTGATGCCAAAATACAAGGAGTGGAGTATAGACGAGGCTCGGAAGTTCTTTCGTTGGATGGAAAAAAAGACCGGCGTTGGGCGCTATCCGGCCGGGTTCGACTACGATGCGTACCGTAAGGACTCTCTGGCCCGTGAAGATCGTCTTGCCAAGACCAGGCAGGACTCCATATTCAGGGCCGAAAACTTAGAGCAACGCCGCCTGGACCGTGAGGAGCGTCGTTTGGCTCGTGAATACAGAGCGAAGGCCGATTCTTCCAACCGGGCGCTTCGGGATGAGATGTTCAAGCTCAGACACGAACTTAACCTGCTGAAGTTCGGCCGTGCTGGAGAGAAGTTCAGGCACACGGTTGAGGAAGACAGCGCCGCTGCGGCAAGAGCCGAAATGAAGCTCAAGGCCACTGCCAGGAAAGACAGCCTGGCGGAAGTACATCGTGACTTCAGAAACCGGCTTACCGCCTTGAAAGAAGAATTCGACCAGGCCAAAAGTATGTACGATCTGTTCATGGATCCGGATAGTCCTCAGATGGACTACGATAAGGCCCGACGATACGGAGCCGTTATGGACTCCATTAACAGAGAGATGGCCCGCGTTCGAAGCCAACTTGGTGCAAGACGTGAAGAAATACCGGGGTTCTTTAGATAATGGACATCGACAAGCTCAAGCTGCTGCATGACAACCTAAGAGGCCGGTACAACATCGGCGACTTCGACACCTTTCGGGACGCCATGACGGATGGACAGCGCCGTCATGCGTTCTACAACAAGGTATCTGAAACGCACAACATCGGAGAGTCCTTCGGTGAGTTCGAGGAAGCTCTCGGTGCCATTCAGATAGAAGAGACGGAGCCTCGCGAAGACCCCGATCCGAGCTTCATAGAACCGGCTACGTGGGAAGGCCCGTCTTTGACGCGTTTGACGGACGCCGCCCTTGCCAAGCTCCAGAGTGAGCATGAGGCCAAGTTGAAAGCCGAAGCCGAAGCCCTGGAACAGAAGCGGGCAAAAGAGATCGCCCCGTCTGACGCTACGGCCGTAGCCCAGAAACCCGTCGACATCCTTCGAATGACTGAAGAGGAGGTAGGAGATCTCCCACTCAAGCCGCCGGTGTTTACGGAAGAGGCCGAACAGCGCGTGATGATGGTTCTCAACGGGCTCAAGACTCGTCAGGTACGGGAAGACATTCTTGCTCGAACAGGCTCATACGGAGGGGTACTGACACCCCAACCGGAAGAAGAACCGGAGACTCTGGGAGGAATGCTGAAAAGAGTACTCTTTCGGCAGCCTCTTGAGGCTATGGCGGATCCGATAGATCAGGAGGCCATAGCTCATGAAATTGCCGTACGCATCGCTCGCACCCAAGGGACTGACTACGAAGTGGCAAAGGCTGAAGTACTTGCCAATTTCAGGAAGAGAGCCCGCGAGGAAGGCTATCCTATAGGTCCCGGAACCATGGAGATTCTCTCTCTACCGATCATGCTTGGTATAGGTGCCGGTCTTTCCTATGCTCCCAAAGCTACTCTCATGGGCATTGGAAAGTTCATGACTCTGGACGAGTTGGACAATGTCGCAGCTAATCTCATGTACGACCGACCTTATGCGCCTTTCGGAGGCGGGAGTGCAATCACGGAGTTCATGGCTCCGGAAGGATCGCCTCAGAGCGTCCGGGACGTGGCGGACGTGTTTGGATTCATGCTCAAGGCGGGTGTGGTTGGCGGGGGTCCGAAGCTGTGGCGTAAGATGACCCACGATGTGGTCAAATACCGCACGCCGCATCTCAGAGTGTCCGTATCTCCCAAGCGGATTAAAGGGCTGGTTCGTGAGGGAAAGATGTCCCTGGCAGATGAGGCCGATCTTGCCAAGTTTCTCGGCATGAAGTCCAAAGGCACCGACTGGCAAAGGGCCATAAAGGAAGGGCTCGTTGTAGAATTCCCTACAATCAACGTCGTAAAGATGACTCAGAAGCCATGGTATCGAGCCGTCAAGAAGGCCATCGCTATAGGGCCTCTTGAACATCCTACCAAAACCACCATGACATTTAAGGGCCGCCCGGTCGGCACGTTCCAGACTGAGTGGGATTCTTATCATCAGCCGTACCGGGCCATCCCACCTCCTAATGTGACCGGCGAGAAGGGCGTAGTACGCCGGGCCGCCCGTGAGGAAGCGGCTGCAGTTGACAAGTCGCCTATCATCACTCCAGCCCCTCCCGGTTCGTTTCCGGGCCGCAAACCAGTCGATGCCCCATACGAGGACATCAATGCCGGTATCCTGGACGTAGATGCCAAGATCCGAAACTTACATGCCACCGAAGGCATAATTGAGAAGAGTAATCTCAGGAACGACAGTAAAGCCGTGTGGGAGCATATCCAGGATACTCGAAGTGTCATCAACCAGTCCGTACATCTGATTGATCTGTTCAAACTTCGCAGGCACCGCATCGAGGCCGGATACCGAGTCACTAACGCATTGCGCACAATTCAGGAGGCCGAAGAGGCTCTTCGCTCCGGGGACACCGGCAGGGCCTTTGCCCTGGCCAACAATGCTATTGCGTACACGCACGGCACTACGAAGAACTTCATCCAGGAGCGGGAATTCGAGAGGGCTGGCATATCTCTTCCTCCGGACATACCGGCCACTATGAAGGGCGTGGACAGAGCGGTCAAGCAGTCCATTCGATACTACCAAGAGCTCAAAGAGTCCCGTCGGGACGACTACAAGGACATGCTCGTTCGTTGGAGTAAGTCCAAAGACCGAGTGGCGGTCAAGTACGCAGAACGCGTTCTCGAAGCCGTAGAGGGCGTTTCTCCGGAAGGTATACCAACCATCGCCGAAACTGAGATAGTCCCAGGTTCGCCACAGGACAGCGAATTTTGGGCATCTTTGAAGGCCCGGTCCGATGCTGAAGGGACAACCACGCTTTCTTTCACCAATACACAAGGCAAAGAAACTACGCGGGACGTTCGAATAACGGACGTCCAGGACGACTTCATCCGGGTTTCGTGGTCTGAAAAGACCGACAAGGGCCAAGTTACTCGTACCGCCAGATGGCGCAAGTCCGGGATCAAGGTGGAGCCGGTGGCCAAAGTCGTCACGAAACCTGAGAAAAAAGCTCCGGCCCCGGACTACATACCGCCCCCCACGGACGCCGACTATATTCCACAGGCAACTACGAAGGCTCGGGCAGGCCCTACCCAAACCGTCGAACGCCTCGAAGCCTATCTCGATCCGCTCTTCAAAAAGGCCGGAATACGACTGGACATCTATCCGAACGTCGAAAGCATACCGTCCGCCTTTGAGCGCGAGTCTGCAGAGAGGACGATCAAATCCGGATACCACGTGATGGGTCAAACCATGCGAGATCGGTCCGGAGGTCATCTCATTGCCGATCAGATACACAGTCTGCGCGACGCCGAACGAACTGCCATTGAAGAGATCTTCCACATCGGGGTCTTTCAAACTCTCGGGAACGACTATGCTCCATTCATGGACATGGTCGCGGAAAAGTATCCGGCCGAAGTAAAGTCCTACCGAGATCGTGGTTGGACCGATCCCCGCATGGCCGCCGAAGAGGTTCTCGGGGACCATGTAGATAAGGACGACCTGGATACGGGTCTGTGGGAACGTCTGCGCTTTCTCTTCAAAAAGTGGCTCCGGAAGTTGGGAAGTAAGATCCAGTGGTCGGACAAGGACATCAAAGGTCTGTTTGCCTCCGCATTGCGCAAGGCCCGCCAGGCCCGGCCTGCCGAACCTCTGGATCGTACTCCAATGGCCCAGAAGGCAGGTGAGTGGTACAGCAAGTTTCGAGAGGTCATCCAGACCAAAATGCCAGCCAAGGGTACGGTTGGCCAATTTCAGAAGATCCTGGACTCCTGGAAGAAAAAGGGTTTCTTCCGCGAGGAAGAGATGTCCTGGTTTATGGAAGACAGTCCCCTGGAGACCCGTAAAGGCGATGCCAGGATAACGGCCAAGGAGCTGTTGGCGCACATAGACGAAAACATGCCTCGACTTATAGTCCGGAGCTTCGGACGAGGTCCCTTTCTCAGATGGGAGGACCATCCTGACAAGCCCAATACCTTCGTGGCTACAGACCGATCTGGGGGACAGTACACCATTACTCGTGTTGAGGACGCCAATCTTGACCTGTTCGACCCGGCCCGGGCCGCCTCTACTTATTACGTGGTGCAGTATCCCGAGGGCTCCTTTGAGAGGTTTAGCAACACATACGATGCTGTTGCCGGTGCTCAGAGAGTCGCCAGGGAGAATGCACCGGAAACGGGCACGGCATTGTACCAGGACAAGTACGTGGCCCCCGGACCCTTTACTGATTATCGCGAAGACCTGGTATATATCGGAACCCCGGGCCGCGAATTCATGGGACACTTTGGTGAACCCCGGTTCAGGATTCCGGCTGAAACCCCGGATGAACAGTTCTCTCTGAACTTCCATATACGTAGTACGGAGCGGCAAACGACGGAAGGAACGCCAACCCGGCACCTTGATGAGCTCCAATCCGATTTGCGTCGGTCAGGCCGTCTTTTTGGATACACAAAATCCCTGACCCTGAAGGACAAAGCGGCCCTCCAAGCAGAGGCAGAGCAACTTAACCAAGAATTAGTAAACGTATTTGAGAAGGCTAAGGACCTCGTCAAGCATCCATACTTGGAAGGGATGCTATGGTACGACCCTGTAGAGGGCGTTGGACCTCACGGCCAGCAAGACGTACCCAGCCCAGATGAGATAGAAACCGCGCTTGAAAAGCTTTTCTACGGCATGGGTCAAGTAGAAGACCCGACGATGTTCACGCCCGCCGAGAAAGAACTGATTCGAACATTACATGCAGAACTGAACCGCATCCGTGCGGCAAAGCAGGAAAACTTGGCACGCAGATCACCGTCAACCAACGTGCCCCCAGACGTCCCGCATAAGAAAAAGTGGCCCCTGTTGGGTCTGAAGGTTTTCCTCCGGCAGGCCGCCATGGATGGATATGAGAAGGTCACCTTCACCAGTGGAGAGCAGGTAGCGGACCTGTACGATCTCCGGACCTACGGCGTCGAGGAGATCACTTACAATCCGGTGGAAGAAGAGCTTACGGCCTTGCACGGCGAGGGTCACGAACTTGCTGCGTATTCCGTTTCGCTGGACAAACTCGATCAATACGTCGAAAAGAAAATTGCCAATGACTTGCGTTCCCAGGCCGAAGATTTCGCAGGGCTGCGTTTGGAAGATTACGCAGATGCCTTTTCTATCGAGGTGGTGGAAGATCCGAGCATTCCACGAACGACGTACACCGTGGAAGATGCTTATGGAGGAGTGGTAACGGACGAACTCGCGACTTTCGAGGAAGCCGAAGATTACATAGAAGGCCTCGTAAGAGAGCTCATGCAGGAAGATTACAGCCAGATGGAGTTGCCGTCCGTAACAGGCACCGATCTGGCGGTGGGGGGTGAGTGGGCCATCAACCTATACAACAAGCAGCTCATCAATGAAGCCAACAAATACGTCAAGAAGTGGGGAACAAAGGTCGAATGGGAGACCATGCCCTTCGGAGAGGAAACCCGTCAGGTGGCCTCCCTGACCTTTACACCCCAGATGATTCGGGACCTGACCGGCAAACCGCAACCGCTGTTCTCCTTAAAGCAGAGATTCATCCCAGGCACGACTCTCGAAGGCCGCGGTTGGATTCTTCCGGACGGAGAGGTCCACGTCGGCGACCCGGAAATTCTCCACGTAGAGCACATGTACGACCTGGACGATATGGGCAAGATCACCCTTGAGGGCGGCACTCCCGCACGGGATTGGGACCCGACTGTCGAGGCCCTTGAAAAGGGCTATCACCGGCTTTCGATCCTGACCGATAAGGACACGGGCAAGAACGTTGCCGAGATCCTGACCTTCAATGAAGCGGCCATACCGAAGATTCAGCAGGCCATAAAGGATCTGCCGACGCACGTCCATACGGTGTTTCTCGAAGTCGGCAATCCGGAGATTTCCTCTTCCAGTTGGAAAAGATGGATGGGACCACGAGCTCTCTTCCTACAGCGGGGTATCTCACAGGAGCCTTCATACGTCTGGAAACTGCACAACACGGCCAAGATCATGCAGGCCACCAAACCTGTCGAGTACATTCCGAAGGAGGAGGTCCCGGAGATCCAGTCACTTGCGAAGATCCACGTGGACAGATTTCCTGTTTGGCCCCGTTCGATTAAGAAAACGGGACGCGACTTCTGGATGTGGACATTATGGGCGGCCCGTACTCTCGGACCCGCATACCGGTATAAAAACCTGCATCATACTTTGTTCGGTACGTTCGACCCAAGCAAGCCGGAAGGCGAAATACGCCTTCACGATATACGAGACGTCCTCACGGCCACCCACGAAATTGGACATGACATAGACTGGCTCCTAAACAAGAAGAACTACCCGGGTGGTCAGCTTGCTATCTCGAAGAGGTTTCCGGGCACCAAGTATAAAGACCGTGAGCTCCGGGCCGAACTCGAAAAGATCAGTCGGATTATGAGGCCCACTCTCTGGAAGGAGGCGGACGAGAACAAAGCTCTGGGTAAAGCATGGCCACGTTCGTATCTTACGCGCCATACAGAGTTACTCGCGGACTTCATCTCGCATTACATCCTGAGTCCCCGCGCCACCAGGCGGAAGGCTCCGAAGATGACAGAAGAGCTGGTCCGTAAGATGGCAAAGAATAAGGAGGTCTTGAACGCTATAGCCATTATGCACATGTACCGCAATGAGGGCTATAAAGAGCCTCCTATCGCAAAGGATCTCCGTAAAGCTTTCAAGATCCCATCGGCAGAGAAGTCCACGCTTCGGCTTGTGGACAAGCCCGGTCCTCTCAAGTTCAGCTCCGACCGGGATCTCTACGAAGGGGTCAAGTTTCTGGGCCTGATGGACGACCGCCACTTCAAGGCTCTGTACGGAGCAACCGGCCCGGCCATGGAGAAGATTCAACAACTCGTGCCAGAGGAAAGTAGACATGCCGATCTTATGGTTCTCGTCGAGGGGCCAGCGGCCGTGCGCCAAGTCGAGGCACTTCGCCGCCTCGCTGCGCGTCGGCGTAACCCCGCGAAAAAGAAAGCCCTCACGGAGTGGGCAGACAAGATTGAAAAGGGTAATCGAAACCCTTATACTGGCGAAACTTACGAGAGCATCAAGAAGCGCGGGACCACCAAGGAGGAAGACAAGGCTATGGCCGTCTTCGAGGCTTGGTTGGAGCTTGACCGACAGTACGCAAACATGTATAAACGAACAGTCGGAGAAGCTGAGTACATCAGATTTCTCGAACACTTTGCGCCCCACTTATACGAGCGGCCATTCAGTACCAAGACTCAGGGTGGTGTATCAAGGTGGCTCAAATTTACGCAGTCTCGACGTCACCGCGTTCTTCCAACGCTTGGCCTGGCAGTTGATCTCGGTCTTGTACCCCGAGTTCGAACCCTGCATGGGGCGCTCGAAGGGTGGGCCAATATCAACTTCAGGGCGGCCATCAACTCGGCCTTCCTGACTACCTTGGCCAGGGTGCACGGTCCTGAAGGTCTTCCTGTCATTATGGATCCAAATAAGGCAGACCAGCTCAAGCTTCGCTGGCCCCAAGTGCACTACAAGCATATACAGAAGTACATTGTCCGGCCCCAGAAGGGCAAACGCATAATCATAAGCAGGTCCAACGTAGTGGCAGTGCACCCTGAAATCAAGTGGCTCATGGACGGTTTGTTTGCCGAGGCACCAAACAACAAAGTGGCCAGGCTTCTTCAGGCTGCGAACTATACGGCCAAAGCTTTCGAGCTCACGCTGCTTTCTGGCTTTCATCATCAGGCCGAGTGGTTCTCTGCAGCCGGTGCCCTTGGTTGGCGCGTACTCCCATTCGTCGGCGGATTCTACGGCAAGCAGGCACAAAAATTCGGCGCGAAATACCACATTGGGATTCTCAAGGCCGGACGGACTCTCATCGACATTCCGGAGTTCAAGCGTGATATGCAGCTTGCGGGACTCCAGTTCGGCAGAATCCACACCGAAGGCATCAACCAGATGGAAAAGATGCTCCGGTCTCTGGAGAATCACCTCGCCACCATAGTAGGCAAGCAGGAGGCTGGCGCGTGGAAGGACGCTCTGCGATTTGCTTACATGGGAGCTAAGGGAGTGCGCAAGACCTATGGGGTCACGCAAAGTCTGTTGTGGGACAACGTTGACAATGTCAAGGCCATAACATACATGAAGATAGTAACGGATGGAATCAGGAAGACCGATCTCCCGATCCACAAGATAAAAGAGGTCGCGGCCCAGTACGCCAACCGAAACTACGGCGGTTTAGAGTGGTACAACACAGTGTTTCGGGATCCCAGAGTTATCTGGTGGCTGTCCCAGAGCCTCCTATCTCCAGATTGGACTCTTGCCCAGCTTCAGACTTTCGGTGGTCTATTCGAGGGCGTGACCCTGGAGGCAAAGAACCTGCTTAAGGCGGGTAAAATAGACCCGCGCGACTTAAACAAATTTCGGTTCAGTCGGAGCATCTACCGGAAGCACTGGCGCCGTTACATAGCGACCGTGCTGTTGACCACGATCATCGCGAACTACATATTGAGCGGAAAGTTTCCGTGGGAAAACGAACATGGCCATGAGTGGGATGTGGACTACACGAACGTCTACGATGCCATGCCATGGAACAAAGACCGGTACTCGCAGGGCGACTATGCAAGGCGCTACATTGCTCTCGGCAAGGCCGGGCGCGAGATCCCGAGATGGGGAGTGGACATCCACGAGACGTTCGTGCCGCTCAGAAGTATGGGCCACAAGAGCTCGCCGGTTGCTCGATACCTCGGAGAAGTTCTGTTTGGCCACCAGCTTGGCTCCGACTTTCCGATGCCTTGGGAAGCTCCGGACCTGGAGGGTTACCAGCGTGCGACTCTTATATGGAAGGGAGCCATGGAGAAGCTCAAGCCTTACTCGTTCGGCGAGAACAACGCATTGCTCTCGTTTCCAATGCGTAAGGGCATGACCCACTGGAAGGCCATTCGGGCACATGAAGACCTTCTCTTTGCTAAGGCTAAGGTCGCCATGGGTGGTATACGCGGTAAGACCACCAAGCTCCATTATACGCTCTGGAAAGGGACCCCACACCTGGAGAAGCAAATCGCAGAGGCCTGTAAGCTCAATAACGTGAACTATAAGAAGGCCCGTAGGGAAGCTGAGGCCGGGGTTAAGGCTTACTACTACTCGAAATTTTGGCGGTCCATCAAAGCCAATAGTATGGGCATGGCCGAAAACTATGCCAAAGCTCTGTTTGTCCTGGGTGTACGCCCAAGCGGTGTTATCAAGTCTGGAAGAGCGCGAGCTCCCGAGCTTCCCGAAGCCGTAATAAAGTTCGGCCGGGACTATTACATCAAGGAATATCACGCTTGGAAGGCTGACAGAGCCACAGCCCCCGAAACCTTTTGACTTCGGGTCGATAAATCCATAGATTAATGTAGGAGGAACGCAACATGCCCACTGCAATTGACGACTTGTTCGTAGCATCGACCGGGGACCCGGGCGTTCTGGTAGCTCAGAACGCAACACAGCTCAACGGCGGGATCGACGATGTTACGACCACTATCGTGTGTGACGACGATGTCTTCGCTGATGGAGACGAGGTCATCATCGACATGGAGATCATCACGATAGGAACCGGCGGGCCTACGTACACCGGCTGCACCCGTGGCGGCGGTGCTGGAGCCGCTTCCCATGCCGATGGAGCCAACGTACGCCTGAACAAGGGAACCCAGCTTTTGGCTTTCACGTTCACGGGGGCAGAGAGCATGAGTGTTATCGAGGCTGGGGGCGAAACCGAGGCCTGGTACGGAATCATGGTCGGGACCACCATTAAGGCCATTCGAAAGTCGAATCCGGAGAACACCCAGATTTTCTTCCCCATGAGTTCTATTACACCGGACACGGATGATGTCATAGAGATCCGGGTCTGGAGTTGGTATAACAACCACAACCACTGGGCCAGCATATACAAGTGAGGCACCATGACACTGCACACGCGTCCGCAAGGCCCATTTAGCCAGTCTCTTTGGACTCGCGAACTCATTCACGTCCTGATAGGGGTCGGAGCGGGGTTCTTCCCGTGGCTCCGACCATGGAATCTCGGAGCCCTCTGCGTGTATGCGGCAATCAAGGAGGGACTGTGGGATCCAATCAAATGGTGCGGCAAACCTCTTTGGAAGCTCGGACCCGAAGAAAGGCCCTACAGGTGGGGTGCCGGAGACGACCAGGTCATATTCTTCCAGCAAAAGTGCGTTCTGGACGCGTTCGTCTATGGGTTCGGAGCCTTGTTGGGCCACTGGCTGTACCGCATAGTGTTGGGGGGTTAAGATGCTCAGTAGCCATTGGCCGGAATACTCGTACCTGCATCTTCTCGCGACAGGTACGGTCCGGATATTTAAAACACGCAAACACCAAAGCCGATTCGATGTTGTGGCCAATTTCACACGAAAACACCAATCCCGATTTGACATTACAGGGATGCTTACGTGCAAGCACAGCACACGCTATGACATTGTCGGCGTACTTACCAGAAAACATCAAACTTTGCTCGAAATCTGGACGCCCGAGCGAGTAACAAACTGAGGTGACCATGAGAAAATGCATCTGGATAATCGGACTTCTTTGCTGGCTTGGCATTGCGCACGACACCGCAGCCCAACGCCGAGGGTACTTAGGCGACCAGCGCCCAATGGGTCTTGTTGAAACCCTGGATTCCATAGGTACTGCTGCCGGAGACAGCTTGGACACTGCGCGCAGTGAGATGCCGGACAGTGCTTCCAGAGTAGTGGTAGATTCTCTGGCAAGGGTGTGGACAGACTTATCCGCCACACGGGGGGAAATGCCGGACTCCGCCTCCAGGGTGGTGATAGACTCCCTGGTAAGAGTGTGGGCCGATCTTTCCGCTGCACGGGCCGAAATGCCGGACAGCGCCGGACGGGTCGTCAGTGATTCTCTGCTGGATGTGCGGGGCCTGAGCCTCAATCTTAAAAAGAATTTTGAATCTCGGACAATCCAGATCACCGGCACGGATGATTACGCCAACTGGGGCAACGCAAGTGGCGGCACGCACGCCGACGATGCCACAAATTATAAGACTGACAAGCAGGCCATCGAGCTTACAGGCAGCTCCGGCGGACACGGCGGATATTGCGATTTCGCAAACCGGGACTTGACGCATTTTGCCGACCAGGATACCTCACTGGACACCGATTACCTCACTTGTTCGTTCTTCCTGGACAGCTCGGCGACTTATATCTGGTATGACAGCCTGGCCGCCTCGGGACCGGTGTTCCGCTGGTCGTTCACCTCGGATGCCTCGCCCACCGAGACCAACCGTTACTTTTACGACATCGATAAGAGCCTGGTGACCAGGTACGGCTGGACTTACATCAAGGTGACTAAGAGTTCGTTCTCTGTCGACAATTCGCCGAACTGGAACGACATCGAGGGCCTGAGTTTTGTGTTATACGGGCCTCAAGGCACGGCGAAAGTGACGGTGGATAATTTCCAGATGGTACGCAAGGCGGAGTCCGGAGCTTGGCCCTCTCCCCTCGACGATGACTGGTTACTTGATGGAAACAAAAATATATGGATTGTCAAGGAATCGGACAAAGTAAGGCTGATGTGTGCGGACAATCATCTGTCAAAAATCATTTCGGCGGCATCGTTCGGGGACTGGGACGCTCATGGTATCACGGATGTGGTAGGTTCCGCGGGTACGGTCGGACTGTTCTACTCGCACGGCAAGGGGCTGTATATCAGCAGCAATGTTCTTACCCTGGAGACAACCGGCGATAATGAGACTGCGGCTTTTGCGGTCTCACCCGGCGACAGGGTGCACTGGCGCCTGACCCACCAGGGGACATCCGCTGTCGGCGGGGCCAGCCTGGACGGGATTAACTGGACTGCTGTCTCCGGGACCTGGGCCTCAGGTAACAACACTATCGCATTATATACCTATGACCATAACCGCAGGGCCGCAGCCGGGCTTTCTTCGATTTCATTCGCTGCCAGAGCCGGGGTAGCTTACAGGGTCGAGGGCTTGTACTGGCGAGGCGACACGCTGTTTTTCTGGCCCGCTGGCCTTAATGGAGATTCGACGGCCTTCCTTGTTCCCACGGGTATGACCAAATTTTAAGGAGGAACCATGAAACGTTTGATAACAGTTTGTTTGCTGGTTCTGGCTCTGCCGCTGCTGGCAGCCGAACGACGAGAAGTGACGGTCAAAATCCCGGTGACCGGGCCAGATTCTCTTCTGGCCGACAGCATCGAGAAGCAGGTGCGGGCTATCAACCCGTTGATGGGCCAGGTGATAATCACCAACAGTAGGTTCCGAATCATCGGCTACGTAACGGACGAACCGAAGGCCCTGCAAGACACGATGAAAATCAAGGCCCTAAGACGGCTTTTCCCGAACATCAAAGTAAGGGCCAACAAAATCAGGACGGCGATTATTCCGGCAAAGGTATCGAAGTAGTCGGCGCCCCTCCCGATGGAGACCGTTAAATTATGGTACGTCACTATTCAAAACTGCTCCCGCTGATAGTAATCTTCGCCCTCTGTGCCGGAGTCGCGGCCCGGGTGCAGCACAAGAAATGGCTGGAGCCGGGGAAGTCAAAGGCGATTGCTGCCGCGCTAATGGTGGACACATTGCAGATCGACAGCGCCATAATGGCAAAACTGGATTCCTTAAGTAAACGTAACGCACAAGGTTTGGCCGATTTAAGGCTCCTGAAGGAGCTGGCCAAGAGACGAAATGGAGGGCATTATGACAGCCGCAATCAACAGAGCCGACCTTGATGTGGCCATCAGTACCCGGTTTGAAAAATGCCGAGATGGTCCCTCGAAGTTCCGTACCGTCGCTGCCTGTAAAGAGATGATGGAAGATGTAGAAGGGGCTCTCCAGGATAAGGCCAGTAAAGTCATGGGCCGGATCGTCAGCATCCTGCTGGCTTGCTTGATTGGAGGGAGCATAACCATCTTCCTGAGTCTTGTAGGCCGAGATGCGGCTCTGGCCGACAAAATCCAAACTCAGGCCAAAACAATGCACACGCTTGAAATAGACATACGCGAGAAACTTCATAAGATCGACCTCGATAACGCGAAGCTCATGGAGCAGATAAGCGAACTGAAGTTTCTACTTCAACAGGAGGCTCCATGAAGCCGCTATTCATCGTCATTCACCATAGTGAGGCAAAGGACCACGGGACCTTGGATTGGCAGGGCATCCGTAAGTGGCACGTCGAACACAACGGATGGAAGGACATCGGGTATAACTTCGGTATCGAGATGGTCAACGGCCAAGTCGAGACCCTTATTGGTCGTATGCCTACCGAGCGCGGAGCCCACTGCAAGGGTCTAAATGGAAAGTCCTGGGGTATATGTATAGTTGGGAACTTCGATCATGACAAGCCGCCCAAGGCACTATGGGATGCAGCCGTTCGGCTGACAGCTTCGTTGTGCGAACTCGGCCATATTATAACCGACCAGGTCATAGGCCACCGTGAGGGGGATTACAACACGAAGAAGACCTGTCCCGGCAATGCTTTCGACATGCACGAATTCCGTAGAGACGTGTTCAAATACAGAGGAACACACTCATAACCTTCACCAGGAGTACGCAATGAGAAAGTTCATCTTTACATCCCTGCTTCTGGTTCCTCTGCTGGCCTGGATTGCAGTCAGCACGGGCCAGAACACAACTCCGATTCCTACCACTTTCACGGTAGGCTCGGGGGGCGATCCCCCAGAAGAACAGCTCGAAGGCACTGTTAAACTGCGCAGCGCCTATGGAGCCTCCCGAATAAAGGTCTGGAATCACTCTACCCGATCCTGGAGTTCGCTCTTCACTCCCGGATCCAAGCTGGCCTCGGTCATAAACGCGACCACGGATAACCCAACCCAGGACCCGAACGTAGCATTCTGGATGGTGCTGCGGACCGGCTGGGCCGACTACGCAGATGCTCAGAAAACAAGACTCGACACTACAGACTTGGTCTCCTTCAGCCGACAGGACAGTGCATACATCGGCGCTGCCGGAAGCTATTTCAAGGCTTGGTCCATTGGCACGTTCGCTCCAATGGCTTACTTTGAGTTCGTGCCGAATGACTCGCTCAACGACGATCAGACTTTCGTCACCGGAGACATCATCTGGGATAGGCATTAATAGTCTACGCGTTCTATGGAGGCAATCCGATGGGATTCAACTGGAAAAGATTCGCCCTTACACTTGTGTCTGCGACGGCACAGGAAGTAGCGGTAAGCACCCGAAGCCGCCGCGCCCGTAAAGTCGCGGACGTAATCAACACCGGAGCCACTTTCTACAAACTGTACCAGGAGCAAAAGCGCCTGGAGGCTATGGAGAGGCACCGGGAAATTCTCATGAAGGAGGTATCTCGCGATGATGGACCTTGTTTTGAACCACCTGGACGTGATTATTACGGCCGTCTTCGGACTCGGGTTCCTGTGGAAGTTCGTGGCCGCGAAGAAGCTGGCCCTCCGGATGGCAGCGATAGTACAGTCGATCCACTCAGGCGCAGCGGACTCTAAGTGGGAGCCGAAAGAATACGAACGCGTCGGGCGGGCTGTAGTACCATTCGTGGAGGAACTGAAGACACGGATGGGCGGGCTGTTCGGGAGCAACACAACGATATAGCGCAGCTTTCCTGAATAAGAAAAGGGCCCCTAACCGGAAAGGTCGGGGGCCCTTTTGTATCAGGACCGTATCAGAGCTATGACGGATCCTACCAGGAAACACAGGCTTCCTACGATATAGAAGATGTATGGCAGCATTTTGGCCCTCCTCATGCTTCCCTCCCAACCTGCAGGACTTCCTCGGCCACCGGGTTGATCCAACTCTGGTTGTCCATCCAGACGCCGATCTTCCCATCCTTGACCCAGGCGAACGAATTGACCCACTCATAGTGGACAGTAACACGCTTCTGTTTATAGAAGCAACGTTGAGCATCGACGAGCCCTCCTACCCGAATGGCAAGGGTCTTTCCATCTCGACAGGTTCGAATGCCAAGATTATGTACGTGGCCGCCGACGACATGACGATGGTACTTCTGAGTCAGAACCTCTTCGACATTCGGGGCCATGTTGGACATCGAGCTCGGATGCACAACCACGATGTCGTCATTGATGAAGGCCAGAGGATCGTTCGAGACTTCGATGCCCTCGGAAGTCAGGAAGTCCTTGTACTGGTGCCAGGCAGTCTGGCTGGGCTCTCGCCCGATGATCTTCTGGTACTTGGCGAGATCCGGGTCGGACTCGTAAGCTCGCTGGATGCGCTTCAGGAACTTGACAAGGCGTTCCTCGTGATTTCCCCGAAGTAGTACGATGCGCCGGAATCTTCTGCGAAGACGTTCGAGCATCTCACGGCCTGTACTGAGCTCTTCAGCCGCGTCCGTTTGAAAGCCGCCGAAGTCAAACTTCGAGAGGTCTTCAAAGTCGAACCAGTCTCCAGGAAGCAACAGGTCGTCGATGCCATACTCATCTGCCACTTCCATGGCCCGGAGCATGGTTTCAAAGTGGATGAACGGAACGTGTCCGTCAAACCAGATCATCCAGTCGCCGGTGAGCTCCGGAAACGTGTCCCAAGTCTTGGCGTACCGACGGATCTTGGTGATCAGGTCCTTGAATTCCTCGTAGTGCCGATAGGACTTCAAAACCCTGGAACGCGTGATCGCTACCGCCTGCTCCGTCATACCGTGCATTTCAGCGGTCTTGGCGGTCCCATACTCGTTCGAATCCTGAACTATCTGGAGCCTTCTATCGACCGTTTTGGGGGCAACAAGGTCAACCCGGCCCCCTTCGTTAATAGGTATAGGCTCCAGCGGGCGTCCCCTCTTGGCATGTGGAATGTCCATCCCGGACTTCCTGGCTATGAATCGGCAAGATCCGACATAACCTCGCTTAATGTTGAAGAACTTGGCGGCCTCGGCAATTCCGTGGTCGCGTGAATAAGCCGCAATTTCGATGCTTCTTGCGGTTGCGGTTCTCATTTGCCCTCCTTCTTGGAGTGAAGCTTCTGCATGATCAGAGTCGTGCGGCGGACTGCCTCCCCAAGGTACTGAGGATTTCCGGTCGTCCAGGTGGTCTCACAAGTTCGCCACGCCTCCCACCAATCATTCAGAGCTTTGTAAAGTTCCGGGGCCATACACTGCAGAACATAGTCACAGCCGTTCGGACATCCCTCATGTATGGTTACAGGGAATTCGTCCCCCGGAAAGTCAGGGAGACCCTGCGTCTCCTTCTCGCTTCCACATAGTGGGCATTTCGAGTCCATCTTTCTCTCCTGATAGAGGGGCCTCTTCGGAACCCCAAAGTAAGTCGTCTATCGCCTCTTGCACCTGCCCCCGGGTCAGATAGTGAATTTCCTTCCCGCTACGGACAGCGCGGTCGTGCTCGCCGACACAACCTGTGGATCGGTCCCAGTTCGGTAGCATTACCACCAGGTTGGCCCATCCTACGAGCTCAAGGTCCCCGGTAAGGAAGACTCTGGGCGGCAGGTCTCTTCGATCCATAAAGGCCGTGTTAGTGTGGGGACAGACGACCACGCTTCCTTTCTTCCAATACATACGGGCCACTGCATACGCTTTCAGGATGTTAGCCATCCAACCGAGCATCGAGTCGGTGCGTATGGGACCCGAGATATAAACTTTGTTCACTTGGTATCCTCCTGGCCTCTCTGTTGGGCCTTTGCGGCTTTGGGACGATCATCCAGCTCTCTGTGCGTCCTGGCGTACTCCATAAGGGTGAAACAACACCACGCCGCATGGGCCAGAGGATGCAGTCCGGACTCGTGGTCCTTCTCGTCCCCGGCCCAAAACCTCCAAGCGTGACGCATCAGGGCACCGAAGATCCGACCCCACTTCATGCCCTTCTCCCAATTCCGGTCGTCGTACTTCTCGGCGCCCATGGTATACACGGCAACCAGCTCTTCTAAAGGGGCAGGCGGAATAAGATCGTACCTGAGTTTGCCCTTATCGTACTTGACGCCCTCTCTTTGGAGCTGAGATGCGGTTTCGGATTCCATTTAGGCTCCTTTCTTTCCTATAATAGGCCGGTAGAAGGACTTGTAAAATGCCGGGTTTACCACGTAGATCAACTCTTCGTGACCGTGCCGAGCTCCCGGATTTTCACAAGTTATGAAATGTATCTCCCGAAGGCTCCACATTACGCGGTCCTTCAGGTCTTTGAGTGAAACGTCCCCGTGAACCTGACGGTAGATCTGACTAAGGGTCATTCTCTTGTCCTTGGCCTGGCACATTAACTCCATAACTTCCTGCTGTACCCGGGCGAACTGGTCGGTCGTGATGTATCCTACGGCCCGTGGCATCTGACATTCTACTTCTTCCAGGATGCTCAGAGCTCGCCGGAAGTCTCTGTCATTGAGGGTCATTCTACCGTCTCGACGACTTGCGCAAGAAATTATTGCCAGCTTCAACAGATGTACCTGACGCCGACTGTTGTAGCCTTTGAACTCCCGCCCGGGCAGCTTAGGTTCCTTGCGGATGCGCTCATACCACGGCTGGTACAGAGCCTTAAAGCTTTCTCCTTGACAGAAGGGACCCGACATGGAACGAATTATTCGAAGATCGTCGAGCAGGTCGTCCCATAAGGAGCGTCTCTCCGATGTGTCATACGAGTCGGGGTCCTTGTCCATGCCCCACGTGTTGGACCATGCAAATATCATCCGGGAAGTGAAACCCTCTCCCACGACGGACCGCGGAATAGCTTTGGCCACGCCGTCTGGAGTCATTCCTCCGAATATCGTCAGGTAGATGTTCTTACACAGGATGATGTCGGAGGTCATGGTGTAATACTCGAAGGTCGATCCACAGTCGTACAGATCACACAACATATCGAACCACTTGACGTCTACCTTGTGAGGCTTGAGAAACACGGCCAGCTCGCCTGCGAAGAGAGAAAGAGAGCTGTGCAGGTATGGCCCCTTCTTCCCAGCCTCTTTCAAAGCCTCGTAGCTCTTATTCATCATTTTTAGCATGATGGGAGTGGTCCAGGACTGTCTACCAACGGTCATGCCTATTTCTTCAAGCGCCCGCTGGCCCACCTCCAGAGCGGTGGTCTTTCGAGCTCCCGATGGGCCAACCAGGGCAATGTAAAAGTTCGGATAGAAGGTCTTGTCCACCCCGTGCGGAAGCCAGCACTTGCGTTCCAGGACGGACGAGAGAGTCGCTATAGCCGTCCACCTGAAGTACAAGGGGCAGGGTTCCAGAGGGTCGGTGTATTCCATAAAGCCATCCATCCAATCAGGCATCCGGCGCTCTGTATGGTCTTTAGGCTGTCTGTCCATACCAGGCCTCCTTTAACATAACGGCCAATTTGACAGCCGAACTGATCTTGTCGATGTTTATCTCAATCATGGGGTAGAACCCGTGCCCGATCTTCAACTCGACCGGAAGATAAAAGGGGCGGCTCTTCCAGTACATGGTTTGCTGAAGAGAGTCCCGAATTCTAAGAATCATGTCGGCATGGGAAACCCAACCGAGACTCAAGGGAAGTTGGAAGTCCAGCTCGTCATGTATCTGGTTAAGAAGCTCTACTGGCTTGAAGAGGTCTTGGCGTTCGTGTATGTGCAACAGACCCCACCAATTGATCACGTCGGCGACTGTACTCTGTGCCATCCAATTGTAGCCTTCCTTATAGAGCTCGCGCCCGGAGCGGCCAAAGAATTTCCTGTGCCTGCCCATCGGGTTAGTCAAAATGCGAGTCTCGTCTAACCCGGCTCGAACTTCTGCGTGGAACGTGCTTCGTATCCGGGGATAGGCTTGGTGGTATCCAAACCAGATCCGCTTTGCGTCACGTTCCGGCATTTCCCATTCAATGGCGGCGGTGCGCGGGGTCATGTCGTAGTTCAAACCGTGGTTCGCCCGTTTACCAATGCCGCGCTGAGACTCGTCAGGGCTGCCGATGCCTGCCGAGCCTTCCTCTCGGGAAACCTGCTCAGGGGGTATGCCAAATATCCTTCCGGCCGTTATAGAGTGCAGATCCTTGCCCATCTCGAAGGCTTCTATCTGGGTCTTCTCGTTGGCAAGGTAGGCAACTACGCGGTTGTCCGCACCGACCAGGTCCATACCGTAGGCCGCATAGTCCGGGTCCGCTATCCACATGGCTCTTATGGACTTCGGGTAATTCTGCTGGTTGGTCCCCGTACCCCAAAGCCAACGGGACGAGGCTAAGCGCCCTGATACGGTCGAAGGAGTGAGCGACGACCGCAGCCGCCCGTCCGGGTCGAGGGGACACTCGACGAAGGTGGAACGAGCTTTCCGTGCCCGGCGGCATTCGAGAATGATGGGCGCCGCCTCGGCACCCTGATTGCCGAGCCTGATGAGAGCTTCCTCATCAACCGTCGACTTCCCTTTCTTCCCCGTGTAAGGCTTGTATCCCAAGGTCTCATAGAAGTACTTCTTGACCTGTGGGTGGGAGTTGGGGTTGAGCTCGAATCCAACGAGATCATGTAGACGTCTGGATGCCCGGTCCTCCTTATCCTGATACTCGGCGGCAAGTTTGGCACGGACCTCCATATCAATTCGGATTCCTCTGGCCTGAATAGCCATAATGGGACCCCGGACAAGAGCCATCGTGCGCCGATAGAGATCTTCATTGCGATACCTCCTTACTTCGGTACGAACCCTGGGTAGGATGTCATGAAGGACAACTACGTCCTTGCAATTGTACTCGGAAAACTCCTTCTGATTCCAGTCTCCACGTTTAATGGCTTGCTTGCCCTCTTCCTTCCAATGCGGTTCCCGGGTATAAAGAGAGGCCAGAACTTCAAGCCGCTTCGGAAGTCCCGGAAAAGCTATGTGATGGGCCACACTCGTGTCGTGCTGGAGATTGACCCGGATGCCATACTTTCGAAAGAGCATAAAGGCATCGTAGTTGCCGTTCTGGGCCACTATCGGGTAGCAAGTGAGGATCGTATCCAGCATCTTCCAGATCCGGACTTCCTCTTCTACAGTCCAGACATTACGCCAGGGCTCTAAGAAGTGGATCGAGGTGGCCTCTTCGGAGCCGAGAGACAGACCAACGTGGCTCACCTCGTCGTTGATGGCCTCTATATCAAGGGCCAGTATCGGCAGGTCCGACTCTTCATAGGGCCTTCTGCCCGTACCCGGAATCTGTTTTACCAAGCCCTGCAGAAAATCCACGATGTCTTCGTACGTGCACTCCGTCCTGAGAGTCCGTACGGGCCATCTCAACTCGGGGAACTTCGAGTCTCCACGTGCCCGGATAAGGTCCTGGATACCGAAGTACCGATAGTCGAATTGTCTGAGGGCCGCTGCGGGGTGAAAGGTCGGAATGACTTTGCGCCCTGGTACGAGCGTGCATTTCAGAATGGAGCCGCGGTACGTGGTGATCCCGATCTTGCCGGTCAGTGCGTACAGGGGCGTGTTTCCGAAAGCCACAAACACCTTTGCCTTGGTCTTGGCCAGTTCTTCCCGAAGCAGGTTCACGTATTCGAGAAAATCTTCGTATCGAGGGGCCGCAGATATGGGCTTCTTCTGCGTGATCTCGGTCAGGTTTACGAAGATCGAAATGGCGTTGTTCAGGGGGCGCTCTTTGACTACGTTTGTCAGGTAGATCTCGTCCCGGGCAATCCCGGCGGCTCCACACCAGATGTCCAGCTCGTACCCGGCCCGCCCGACAAACGGCTCTCCTTTACGGTCTTCGGATTCCCCAAGGGCCTCCCCGACCAGAGCCAGATCCGCATCTATCGGACCTACGCCTCCTACCCGGATGTGGATAGACAATGTCTTGCCCCCTTTCCGCGCTCGTCGCAGTCAGGACAAAGATACAGGGTAGAGAACTTCCCACACTTTCGACAGCGATTGCGCCCTTGGTCTACTTGCGGCAAAGGCGCACCGGAGGCTGCAGAAGCGAAGGCAGCGAGGATGATCGTAGCGACAAAGTCTACGGCCTCGTCCTTTGTAATGCGATGGGCTTTAACGGCTCGAAGCACGCTGGCCTGAAAGCTGGCACTCATCTTGTTGACGGCGCCTCGACAAGCAGCACAAGCCAGCTCAAGAACCACCCCGTCCAGAAAATCAGTACCGGCAGCCTCCATGAGTCGGTCATTCAGACGATATTTTACTTGTTCCCGAAATGTGGCCACGTGCCCTCCTCAACTCGTTAATCTGTCCTCGGAGCTTAATGAGCGAGGACGGAGATATGCGAATTCTACGTCCTACTTTAGAACCCTCAAGTGTTCCCTCACGCACGAGTTTGCGAACAGTCTTTGCGGAAACTCCGAGCCTCTGTGCCGCTTGAGCCGTATTGATGGGCGTCTCTATCAAGGCGGCAATGATGGTTTCTGCCATCTCGAACTCTCTCCGAAGCTCCAACAGCTTTGTCAAGGCTAAGCTGAGAGCCACAAGGAGAGTGATTATAATGGTGGTAGTGACGGCAAATTCGATGTCCATGCCGAACCTCCTTACGATTTAGAGGACCACTTTTTGAGGACGTTCTGGAACGACTTCTCAGTGGCGCACTCTACTGTGTTGATGAGTTTCGAGGGCAAACGCCGCACCGCAGTCGCATCGTTCAAGCAGGTACGGCGATTGCCTGGTCGGTATTCCTTACCGAGCGGGTGACAAAAGCCCGGCTAACTGCACCCACGTTGCACCTCCCTCCTTCTTCGCAGCCTTTATGCAAGCCTTGCAAAATTCCTCGATGTCTTTCTTGGTTACGCGCTCTATCTTGCGAATGCGGACCTTGCGCGTGCCTTCGGGACGGTGCTTCTTGCAATATGCAATCTCAGTTCCTTTCTCCCCCTGGTCGAGCGGAGGCTGAGTGTAAGCCCAGATGTGGATCTTTCCAGGCTTGGCCGCTGCCTTCTTAGGCTTAGTCTTGGCGACCAGACGGGAAGCCTGAATTGCAGTAACCAGGCTGGTCAGGTCTTCCGAACTCATTTCGATAGGACTGAGTTTATAGTCTTGAAGCCTCATTAAGGATGCTCCCATTGTGAAAGAATGTCTATGCTCATACGGCTTAGGCTTCCTTGCAGCGTTTCCAGTCGTTCATCATCCCTCCACTAAGCTTTCGGCAATGCGGCCGCCAATGCGCTGAAACTCGGACTGACGGTGGGGATCCAGGCGATGATCGTTGCCTACTCGGGTGAAGGTCTGGACCACATTATACATGGTGGCCTGCTGACCGGAACGAGTTGGAGCCTCGTGCTCGTAGGCATATTCGAGATACTGCTTTTCGTCCTCGGTCACACCGTACTTCTTCCGGTAGGATTCGATTACGGCGAGAGGATCCTCAACCACTATGGAATGGAGCTTCTGAAACGTGTCGCCAATACCATTGGACGCCAGTTCCAGAGCGTCAGTGAGGATCTCGTTGAACCTCTCGGAATGCTGAGACCTGATATGCCGGTACTTGGAGATCTCGCCGTGTCGGGTTCCCACCATGCCATTGGTACATACCAGAACCAGGATCATGGGGGCGACTGCATACGAGCTTAAGCCGGTCTCGGAGTTCCAGACTGTGATGCCAGTCTTGAAGACAGAGTCCGGATTGTCTGCAACGGCACGCCTGGACGGAGCGTCGGCAGGCACCTCGATCTGAAAAAAGTTGTCGTCGACGCGGGTCCGCACGTCCTCATCGTTTGGAATTCGACGGCCCAGTTCCGAGATAATGTCCGAATTGTCGAAAGGCTGATACCGGGTGGAAAAGACAGCCCGGATGCAGTCTTTCGGGTCGAAGCGAACAAAGAACTCGCCCCGGTCCTGACGCGCCTTCTGAAGCCAGTAGTTCAGGTGGTTGGCTTGCTGGGCCGGAGGACACTTTTCGAGATACGAATGGGGCAGGGCGATATGGTTGCCCTGTTCGTTTTTGGGTCCCAGGAACCTGCAGAGCTGCCGTTGTGCCTGGGGCTTGACATAATGGAAGTTGTCCCTGATCCAGATCTTGCTCAAGGACTGGAAGTCCAGCTTGTTGAGAGGGACGATCCGGTCCGAACAGCCACTATCGTACTTCAGGACGTCTTGAGCTACGTCCGCGAATTTTCGCCATGTAGAAAAGTACACCATGAGAATCTCCTAATGTAGAGGGTTGTTAGGGTAGGCCGAAGCATTTTACGGTCCTGACCAAGTGTTCATTCCGAACATAGTTGCCTCTAAGGGAAGGGAGGCCCCCGAAGGGGCCTCCTTGGATCAGGTGTTATTCAGCCGAGACCTCATAGTGCGAGATCTTGTTACGGTCGGGATACTCCCCACGGCGGTCTTTCTCGATGCCGATGGTAGCTTCTCCAACCGCCTCGGAGAGCTCGGGATACTGATCTCCCGGACGCGGCCTGCCCGCGGGCGGGGTCCAACCGAAGCAGCCCTTAAACTCTTGAAGCCGGGTGAGCTGCCTGTTCCTCTGCCGAGGCTCCGAGGAGACGTCCGGGAAGAACAACCGATCAATGATGGGGTCGGAAGTCGGATAATCAGGGGCGACCACGGTGACTTCCAACCAGAGCGAGGTCTTGGACGGATCGTTGGAGCACTTTACTTCCGGCACGCCGATAATCTGGATCCGAGCCCTGGTACGGGGGGCAATAAGTTCGGGCGGAACAGCTTCGTCCTCGTCGCCCCATGAGAATACGCCGTCCGAATCGACAGGAGGAGTTCCCTGTTCCGGGACTCCAACTCTGGTGTCTTCACTCATGTGAGGACCTCCATAAGAAAGGTGAATGATATGGCCACACGGCCCGGTTAATAAGGCTTGTCCTCCGTAGGAAGACCAGCCAGTTTTCTGAGGGCTCTAAGATTAGGCTCTACCCGAATGGGTATCTGGCCCCGGTTGTTCAAGCGTGACTTCGCCCTCACTATTCCATCAGGATTGATCAAAAGAGACCGTACAGGGTCCCCTATCTTGCGGCCACGCTTCGGGTCGTCTTTAAGTGTTCTCTTCACCTCCACGTAATAGATTTCGGAGAAAAGGGCCATCGGACTCTTCACGCGTCCGATGAACTGGGGAGTGAGTTCCTTCACACCCAAATCCGTGACGATTACTTTGTCTGGATGGGCCGTTACTACAACGTCGCACGGCAAAGAACAGATTCGGGTGAGTAAGTTCTGAAGCTCTTTTTGAGCTATGCCGTAGGCAGCCCGGCCATCGGGAACACCGGACGAGGACTCTTTGCCAGCCTCCATATAGCCCCATTCGAGCAGAGCAACGGAGAGGGTAGTAATGGAGTCCAGGACGTACGTCCCGATGCTGTCGAAAATACGGCTGCGCATTCTTTCCCGAAGAGTTCGGTCATACCGAATCCAGTCGACCGCCCGGTTGAGGCTGGGGGTCTCCCATGAATCGTCGACCCGGACCCAGCCCTCTTCCTCCCAGTGCCTGATGGAAAGAGCACCGGTCGGGTCCCACGAGTCTACCAGTACGGGCCTGATTCCAGTCGCTGCCGTCATTGTCTTGCCGTAGCCTGAGTCTCCATATAGAATGATGTTGGTCTTCTTACTGGACGAAGAACCGGCCCGTCGCTCGCCAAGGTCCTGGGAGAGAGCGGCCCAGGTAATGGCCGGAGCGGCGGCGCGGGGCTTGACCGTTCCGGACTTTTGGCTCGGCGGTGTCGTCTGTTGGGTAGTAAGCTGCGCCGTTTTCTTCTTCTGTGGTGTTGCTACCATACAGTTCCTCCTATAGTCCATATACGAAGGACAGATAGAGTAGTATAAGAGACAGCACGAAAGTCGCTGCGATCCACAATAAGCTCTCCATGTCCCTTTTATTCAAGGTTCCAGACCTCCTCGGCCTTTTCGCGGGTTGGATCCCAATACGATTTGGCCATGTTGTGGGGTATGCCCTCAGATAAGTGGCTTAACGGATTGATCCAAGCACAGCACTGGTCAAAGTATGGGCAAAGAGACGCAAAGTCATAACAGGCAATGGTACGGCGCTCGAAGAACTCGGGAAACTGCTGGTTCGAACCGTCAGCAAGGCTAACGTAGTCTTTCCGAAGATTCTTAACCATGTTGATGGTTTCGTGACGCCAGAGTTCGAGTTGCTCGTCCGTCAAGTAGACCGGTATTCGAAGAAATGCAGGTTTCTTGCCGCTCTTGTAAGGCACAATGATGGAAATCACGGCCCGGTCGACCTGGTGGTCCGGGTACTTCTTGCGCAGTGCGTAGAGGTACGTGGCCATCTGATTGGACAGTTGCCACTGGTTGATCGCCTTCTGGTTCGGCATACGCCCGGCCGTTTTCCAGTCCAAGACGAAGATGGACTCGTCCTCTTCCTGGCCAACGAGGTCCATGCGCCCGGCGATAGAGATGTCGTCGGTGAGCTGCATGTGAAAGGCCACCTCAGTGTGCAGGACAGTGAATTTTTCTTCCGCGCCATACCACTTAAGGTACTGCTCGATAATGGGTTCGAACTGGGCCGCTGTCTTGGGGGCGTTTTCCACGTCGTCCATTTCCGTGAATACGGCCCGGTAGAGTTCAGTAGCTAAGTCGATTGCTGTCCGGCGATTCTGGGCATCCCAGCCGTGCCGGTAGCAGTGAGCCAGCATGAGGTGCACCGCCTCTCCCCATTTCGTGTGCACAGAGGGTCTTGCAGAACCCCACCCCATCAGGTACTTAAACATGAACCTGCGGGGGCACCGTGCATATAGAGTGAGCTTCGAGTTGTCCAATACGTGCCATGATGGATGGACCTCTATGGGATAAGAGAGATCCGGCACGTGCGAAATTTTCATTCAGCCTCCTTCCCCGTTACGTCCTGGACGAACTGGCTGGCTCGCTCTCTTGTAGACTTCGGCCCCAGTCCTATGGACATAAGGTAAGCGTTGGCAGTTAGATAGTCTGGGAAGCCCTCTACTAACTGCATTGCAAGGACCATACTGGCCATGTCCCTGACGACTTGGGACAGAAGGCCGCCCCGAGACTTAGGCAAATTGCCGCGTTCCACGTAATAACGCGCAATGGCAGCCAGGTCCGTAAGTGAAGCACGGCCGTAGACGACTACTTTAGGTTCGGAATTTTCCATGTTGTGCCCTCATGGTGAGTGCTTAATTATAAGGAGTTAAGGGCAGTTTGTCAAGCTTTTTCAATGCAAAAACATGCAAGCCGCCTGAAAAGGTGCGTGGCCCTCTGACCCATTGTTCCTTTGGGTCGAATTCGGCGATCATGGACCGGCACACCGGATCCCGACCAATGATCTCACACACGGCGTTGAGCCACTCGCCGAAAGTTCGCCAGTATCCTTCGGTTCTCGGTGTAAGCATCATAATCAAGCCTCCTCTCTTGGACGCTTTGGGTCTCTTGGGATGAACTGAGGGCATTCGTAGACCGGGGCCATGATGCCCGTTGCCTTACACAGTTCGTAAAGCTGCTTTGCGGTGAGGCAGATCGTCGGAGTTCCGTCCAGGAGCGCACCAAGGGTGCATTCGTAACACAGACAGTGCTTTCGGTGCTTGCCTACGAGGTCCGTCCGTCCTACTACGCTCCTACCGTTGTGTTCGAACCGAACGTACCGTGGGTGGCCGGGCTTATCGAGAAGATTGTTCATACTCCCCCCTTATCTCATCAAGGCAGTATTGCAAAGTGACTCTACGAGCTTGCAAATATTGTTCGACGTACCAGCCTTCAACATCTTTACACCACTTTTTGAACTCCCTCGGGTGCCGTGCAACCTGTTCCCGGAACTTCATGAGCGTGATGTAGATCATCCAGGCCAGCCACCACTGTCTGGTCTTTCTATCCGGCTGTTGCTGAATGCGCTCGTTCACCTCTTTCATGGTCACGAACTTCTTTCGAGGGCGTTTGCGGCGTTCGGCCTCAAGGAGCTCTCTCGCGTCCGCGCAAAGTATACAACGATCCAGCCGGTCCAATTCGAACCTGATCACGATGCCTCCAGGTTCAAAGTTCCACGGGGTTCGACAAGTTCTTCCTCGTCCATCGGGACCACCGCGCTCAGAGAACGAACGAAGACGGCCGCGCAGGATGTCCTCGCTGCATTCAGCTTCTTGAACCCCCTCTCGCAGATGGCAATGCCGTCTCCGAGCTTGACCATCGGATCGGCGAGTCTGCACGGCACCCTACCGAAAACCGTTAGTTTCGGTATACTACGAAACGCCCTTGTAGTAGGGTCCTTATCTACATGGTAACCTCCGAATTTCATTCGGTCCTCCTTTTCGTAACAGTGCGAAACCAGATATACAAGATGGACCACGAAAAGCCCATGACAACAAGATGTATCCATTTACGCATCAGGTCAGATCCTCCCTTAATGTGTTCCGGGTCGACTCCGGGGGGAGCACCTTGGCTCGATCATCCGTCGGACGTCGGACTTGCTTCCCCCTTTGCTTTCTGGTGCTCCCGAAAGTGCTGAAGCTCGTTCCGCAGGGCGTCGGCCGTTTGGACCACGTTGCGAGCCCAAAGATGCTGATTGTCCCCGCGGAGCCTTGGAGCCAGCCCGATGGCCAGGAGTCCCGTAAAGAGTTCCCGGATGGTTATGCCCGGAACCACAATGCGTCGGGACCCGAGGTTCAGGTCGAGGGGAAATACGGAACCTTCCTGCTCCAGGAAGTCGTCGAAGAGATCGTCCTGGTCTTTTTGCTGCTGGTCGGTGTTGGGTCCTTCCGGCGTCATTAGTTCTCCTTGGTTTTCCAGTGAATGGATTCGAGAGTTTGGACGTTAAAGCGCCGTACCTCTCTGTCGTTTTTCAGGGCCACGATCCAGCACGTGCCGTAGTCCTCCTTCTCTAAGTACCAAATTTCTCCTTTGGCTGGGGTGTTCAAGTGGGCAGTTTCGTCCTGGGCGAATACGATACCTCGAACTTCGCGGCTTGCCATTTCTCTGAAGCTCATAGTGTCCTCCGCACCCGCTTGCCCCGGGGCCTGTTGCGACGTCGGCTCTCGGCTTGAATGCGGGCCTTGTTACGGTTGCGTTGTTTGCGTCTGAGTTCGCGTCGGGTCCGGGTCTTGTCACGGTTCGGGCCGTAGACCCAGGCGGCCAGACGCTTGAGGTCGATGTTGACAACTGGGAGTTTCACCGGCGGCTCCTTACAAAGTGTTTGTCATAACAGGCTGGACAGACAGAGTATCCAGGAGCGAGTTCAACGAACGATGGGCCTCTGCTACGCTCCCGCCCGTAGCAGAGAACGCAGGTTCCTTCTTTAACATGGCCAAGTTCCCGTATTTCCGTGTATACGAATGTCCAGGCTTCCGTCCACTCCGTCTTGCAGTCCTGGCATTTCCAGTCCGCAAACATGTACCCAGAACTTTCACAGAAATGCAGAGAGTCGGTCCTGTCAATGTACGAACTTCGGCATAAGGGGCATTTGTTTCCGTCGTGTCGACTCTGGAGTTTGCTGGTCAGCTTCTCCATGGTCATTCTCGTGCTCCTTTCGCAGCAAGCTCACATAGGGCCTTTCCAAGGTCGTGAGTCGTTAGAAGATAGGTCTCTCCGGACATCTGGAAAATTACGGTGCGACCGTCTACGTTGAGGTCAAGGGTGAATTCTTTTCCGTCGTAGACTCCGGAGGCCCAGGACTCCCTAAGATACATGGCTCCTTTCGGAGCTCTTTCGACAGGTACGGTGATGTTCATGTTCGATCCTTTTTGTGGTGTGGGTCGAGCTCTGGAGCTCAGACCGGACGACTCTCGTCACGGGCGGCGTGGACGGCATGGGAGTCCCGCACGGGGACCACCCCACCCCACCCCTTAATGAAAGGGTTCAGTTTTCTTTTTGTGGCGAATTCGCGCCAGTTTTATCGCCATTGCTACCCGCTTGCCCTTGGGGGTCAGATACCACCTGTCCGGGTTCCCCGGCACTCGCTCCATGATCCCGTCGGCCATGAGACTAAACAGGGCCGTCTCGATCTCCCAGGTTTCATGAGGTGGGCAAGTCATCTTCAGGTATCTCCTTAGCGAAGCTGGCCAGCAAGGATGTCTCGGTCTCCATGTCCGTGAGGCACTCCACCTCTCGATTGACGTACGCCTTTTTGACAGAGTCCAGGGCGGCCAAGAGTTTCCGCCTGGTAGCGTTGGAGTATCCTTCGACCGCTTCTTCGCAAGCCTCCAGGCTTTCGGCAATGGCAATAAGTCTGACCCCCAATCCGCCCCCTTCCTGGTACTGCAGGTAGATCCGTTCGAGTCCGGGTTGTATGTCCGGAAGCAAACTGACCATGCGAGTGTGGTACTTGCGCATCTGATGGCGAGTAGGAGGCCGCAGTCCATGAGTCCACACCAGTACACAGGGAAACTCGTTGATGAGCTTGGTCAGTTCCGTCCGGTGTTCTTTGACCCACGCCAGGGGCCGATGCAGTACGAGGTGGGCTATTGTCCATCCGACCCAACATGCAGACTGGTCTTCGGCTACCGCGGATCCATCTTGTCTCAGTCCGTGTCGATATGCATGTCCGTCCCTCTCCGCTGCCTGGATCACCTCCTTGAAGGTGATGGCTTTCACACCCTCCTTTTCCCACTTGTCGAACCAACGATATGACTCCGGGCAAGGTTTCCAAGTTTGTATTTCTGCGACAGGAATCTTGATCATGCCAGCACCCTTCCTTTCCAGAATTTGCAAGCCGCCTCAAGCAACGTGAGTTCGTATGGATGCAAGTAGGGCATGTATTCCGATTTCCACAGAAAACCCTGTTTGATGGCGAACTTGTTGTGACTGCTGAACTCGCTCTTTCCCTGCCGTACGGGCGGCCTGGGGTGTATTTCTTCGCCGGTGCCTTGATGAATGAGGGCCTTGACTGCCCGGCCGAGGGATTTGTTCCGGCCCGTCTTTCGACAAGGGTTATCCAGAAGAGACCGGATCGACACACCTCGGGACACCGGTACGAACTTGTGGTCGATAAGCAGACAGACAGTCAGGGCTGGACCATGCGTGCTGGATAGATGATACCAGCGTGGCAGGAACTTTCCCCTGCCTTCGATGTCGAACCACGAACCGTTAGTTCCAGGTTCAGGAGGCATCTGATGCTCCTTTCTTTATGCGCTTGTGCAGTTCGTCCAGGACGTTGATGAACTGCTCACGCCGGTTAATGTAGCTTGGGGTCCCCAAAGCCTCGGGTAACTGGTCTCCGAGGGTTCTCAGTGCATCGAAAAGTTGCTGCACGGTGGCCTTTCTTGTAGAGTTCTTAAAGGCCCGAATCTTGCGGTTTGAAGCCAGCACGGTCATTACGATCTCCTTTCCCGATACTGGTACGGTGGCACTTCCTCCTTGTATCGGCGTCTTCGATGGGGGTTCAGGACGTTGGGTATCCAGTTGTGGTACTTCAGATATATGTCGATAGCCAACGCAAAGCACTCGGCCGCCCTGTTCCGGTCTCCGACAAAGTACACTTTGTCGGGCAGAACTACGATTCGTCCAACCATCTTGTCGTCTTCGCAAAACTCCATTACCAGACTGTCGAGATTGGGGGGTATCCAGACAAGATACTTCAGCTCACTGGCAGTGAGGTTCGGTGCCGAACCGGCTGCACAATTGGGCTTGAGGTCCGAACCCGACGACTTGGCATAGAAGTCCGACCTTTCCCAAACCACAGCAGCGCAAAGAGCGCAGAGCAGTATCACGATTCGGACGCTTTGGTAGGAGAATCGCATTTTTTCACCTCCTTTCTTCGACAAGTTGGACACCACTCTATCTTTGCGATGGTACTGCGCAGCGTGTCGCCCTTACAAGCAGGACAAGCTCTGCTACGAATTTCGATGCTCAAGAGCACCTCCCTTTTGTGTCCAGAGTAAATAAGTACCCACATATCGGACAGTGACATTCGATGTCCGTCTGGTTTGCGGCCAGGCGGTCGAACTCCGGCTGCATCTCGTTTTTGCAGTTGGGACATTCCATCTCGTTTTCCTTGTTTATGTATAGGTAATGATCAAGTAGTCGTCCGCATTGTCTATCTCTTTCGGGCATTCTGTCAGGACCTTTATCCCGCTTATTACCAACACTTCGTCGTCGCAGGGCCACCCATCCGTCCACCACCATTTCTTAACATCAGGGTCCGGGTATGCTTTGTCTTTCGTTGCCATTACCATGTTTAGGAATTTTTCGGCTTCCTCCCTTGTTGCAAACAGCGGCGACCGGTAGTAGCCGTGGTCATGGTCTCCGTCGAAGTAGCTCTTTGTTACTTGGTAGACTTTCATTTGGTCTCCTTTCCACGTTAGCAGTATCCTCTCGGATTGTACTTCCGGGTCACGGTATCTCACCGTTTGTTTTGCCCATGCTTTGGGGAAACCGTTCCGCACCAGATTCTCCGGTGTAGCACTTCCTTTACGAGGACGGGCGTACCTATGGACAAGGCTTTTGCCTCTTCTTTGATCATGACGAACTCCAATCAGGTTATTGCTTCTTTATGAAGCTCTCAAAGAGAGCCGCTATCAGGCCCGACCCCATGGGGACCTCAACGATATGCCCGTTCTTCAGGTGGAAGGTGGTCTTTTCTTCATCCCCATAGAACACCGTAACTTCGTTGAAGTTGACGCCTATGTATTCCTCGGCATTGCCCTGTTCACGAGCGACGGCAAATGGAAATCCTACTTTTTCTGTAAATTCAAACATGTTGTCCAGCCTTTCGGTCTGTACGTGGTCCTTTCTTACTTTATGAGGCTTTGGAGCGCCGCGTACTCCGGTGCCACAAGGCATGGGACCGCGTCGGTCAAGCACCAGATTCCAAACCCCACAACGAACGTCATTAAAATACCGAACAGTATCACAGCCGCCATAGTCCTGCCCAGCCCGTCGTCGTCATAACGCCCCGAAAGGGCCTCTTGGTCTTTCTCAGCCCACGATTTCCAGTTCTTCATCATTATTCGATACCAAACAAGGGTCAGTATCAGAAGGCCGAACCATCCAATCAGGGCAGACACCCCGCGGGCAAAGAAATATCGAACCATGCAGGGCCATAGATACTCTATCGTGACGCCGAGTTTGGCTGCAAGGGCGTCGATGCGGGAAAGAATCTCAGCGGGGACGTCCATAGTGTCTCCTTGTTTACTGTTGCTGTATGGGGAGGCTTGCTGTGCGCTCAGCCTCGCGAATGTAGTCGAGTACGGCTTCACTCCAGCCGTCGATATGCACCCACTTGTGATAGCCAATGCCGTTACGCTCGGTGGCTATGTTGATAAGGTAGTTGTGGGTAGCCCACGAAGTGTCGGCCTTTGTCGGAGAACGCACGTCGTGGTCGTCGCAGTCTTGCTCATCCGTGATCACAATGACACGGTCGGCAGAGTGCTCCCGTTCCCGCACGAAGTCCATGACCTGCTTCAGGAAGATGCCGCCGCCGCCGATTTCCTCGCGGGTGTGGATCACCGCATCCGAGAGGGCAAAGCCGCGCCTGGGCGGAACCTTCATAGTGGCGTGCATTCTGGTGTAATCGTTGCCCGCCGTGGCGTAGATGTAAGGCCCGTCACAGAGCTCCCGAATCAGCATGGCCAACGAGCAGGCCACCTTCAGACGAGAGATCTGAGAGCGATAGGAAACCTGCACGCCCATGCTCCCTGATACGTCAACGATAAAGACGGTCTTACCAGGGAGCTTGGGAGCCTCGCTCGCATACCGCTTCAGGCAGTCCTCCAGTTCCGGCTCGAAGTCCGGGGCCGCAGCCGCCGCCGTGATAAGGCGGAAGGGAAGGACACGCCGCAGATTGGCTCTGCTGAGGCCGTGCCGAATGGTGTCCCTGGGGACCCCGACCTCCTGCATGTTACGCAGATTTCGAATCAGGGCCATGGCACCCAACTTGTTGGTTCGGATGAGTCGTTCCCAGGTATCCCTCTTGTCCGCTCCGGTGCTCAGGGCCACTTCCCAGGTATCCGGAACCTTGAGTTGTCCTTCGATCAAGGAGCGCCAGAGTGCCTCTTGCTCGGCGTCCTTGGGCTTTGCATGGCACAGAAAGAGCACGTCCTTGAGTCGGATGGCTCCTTCGCGGTTGTACTTGGCGAGTTGGTACTCGTCGAACTTTGTGAAGGCACGGGCCAGTCCCTTCTTGACCTGTGCCGAAATGGGCTCCTTACCGAGGCACCAGTATATAGCCAGGAACTCGGTGAGTTCATCGGGCCGCTGGATGATCCGGGCCAGGGTATCGCCCACCAGATGCTTGTGCTTGTCAGAACGTGCCATCTCCCGCACGACCAAAAGCGGGGCGTGACGGAGCTTCATTTTCTCACGGGCTTCGATGGCCAGCTCAGCCGCACGTTGCGGTGCAGTGCCGAGCACGGCATCGGCAATCACATCAGCGATCTCTTCGCCCGAAACATAGAAGTTCTTTTCCCAGAGCATACACGCCATGAGACAACGGCGCAGTTGCATCTCAGGAGAGATTCTGACTGCCAGTGCACCTTGAGCAGTGCGAGGGCGAGGGCGAGGGACGGGCTTATTCAGGGTTGCCATGATAGAACCTCCATAAGATAGAGTGAGAGCGTGGGAACAGGCGACCGCGGTCGAACAGGCCGGGTACGAAGCCCCGGCAGCCGCATTACAGGGGCGAAGTAACCGCAGTCTACACCACACGCAGCAGAGTTAAAGCTGGGGGAACAGGCGACATCGGACGATCTCTCTTGATATTCAGTCAAGTTAGGCGAAGTAACCGATGTCTGCACCACCCAGCGCAGAACCTCCATAAGTTAGCACGGGAACAGTCAAAGATGGTTCACAGCCCTTCAACGAAAGGCTATCTCCCTATGGGAGCATTTGCGGAAATCAAACTGCCCGTGTCCGAAGTAACCACCTTTTTCACCACGTGCTCTGAGTTTTCAGTACGGGAACAATCGACCGGAGGTGCAATCGCCAAATGATGAAGTAACTCTGGCCTGCGCCACGTACTCTAAGAGGTTGACCACGGAAGGTGCGCAGGAAGGACAGGGACGACGGAGCCTCGCCCGAGAAGGGTCGTCGTTTGTATCCTGACATCTGGAGCAATGTGTTCTATCTGGGCTTGATAGCACACTCCGTTACCTTACTTCCCCTCGCGAAAGGGCCGTGGTCTTATGTCAAGTCTAAACCGAGGGGACAGCCAGCTACGGGGACTCGTCGAGTCCTCGTTTGCCTTCGCCGCTCGGCGCTATGTTGTCGAAGGGCCTGAAAGGAACAAGCGGGCGCGGTACGGTGTCGTCTCCAATAGGCGAAGTAGCCGCGCCCTTTCACCAAGTCAGGCCCTTTCTTGTTCGTCTAACATCTGAAGAATTTCTGCTCCTGCGTCACCGATCTCCTCATATTCGGTGAAGAACCAGGGAAAACCGGCGTCTGTTTGCATTTCCTCTTTCACTTTCGGAGTGACGAACGATCTGAGTTCGTCAAAGTGCTCCTTAAATTTCTTCGGATTGGATAGAAGAAAATGCCGAAGAAAGTAACTGGGTCCATCCGTGCAGTCGTATGCATTCGCGGCTTTCCTCACTTCTTCAAGGGTCAGCTCGGAGTATGCGGTCTTTCCGACTGTTTTGAGAGCTGTCTTGATGTTGTCTCGCTCTGTACCGAAACCGCACCTCTTGTTGAAAGAGGGCCAGAAGTCCTTACGTGGATAAATGCGCAACACGATTTCCTCCAGTGATAAGTTTGGGGTGAACGCCGGGACTCGAACCCGGACCCCGCGAGCCACAGTCGCGTGCCTTGACCAGTTAGGCTACGTTCACCATTGTCTTACACGTTCTCGCCTTTTCTCCAAACCGTTTGAATCGCCAGAATTAGAGCGGTGTTGAGATTGGGTCCCCGACTAATCTCTGCACATGGCATAAATGCGTAGTCCTTATATACATAGTACATCGGCTCCTTCTCCAGCCCCTGTTTGGGATGGCACTCCGGTTCAAGTTCCCATAATTTCTCCAACAGTGGCCCGATCCAGGCAGGGTCGCTGTATGGGTTAAAGAGTAAGTAATGCGGCACTTTAAATTCTTTGCAGGAGCCAGTGTCGTTTATATAGTGCCATACCCCCTTAATCTTTGTGATCTCATAGCCGAGCCGCTTTGCTATTTCCCGGAATGCTCCGTCTCTCGCTTCTTCCCGCTCCGGCCCCGACCACTTCAACGGGTCAAGTTCAGGTTTTAATCGGGTCATTTGGTCTCCTTTGGAGGCTTAAGGATTTGCTCAATCAATTCAATAGCATTGTTGATCCAACTTTCGGCCTGCACGCCATAATCCCCCCTACAATGTCCTGCGTTGTAGTGATAAATCTTCTCCAGCGCCTCTCGCAGCCGGATGAGCTTGGCCTTGAGAACGTCAACCTCGCTTCGCAGCCGGGCGTTTTCGGCTTCGAGGGCGCTGTTTTCGCTACGCCTTGCATCACACGTCCGGCAAGATTCACTGAGCCGTTCTTCTAATTCTTCCATTTTGCGATGCTGAACTAACAAGCACGCTTCACAAAGCACTGGCCCGAAGTGAACATAATCACCACACCTTTTGCATTCCGGCAAGCAACTCATTTTCTCTCCTTTCTCGCCGCCGCAATCGCCAGGATTAGGGCGGTATTGATGTTGGCAAAAGTCGGCGAGCCGTTCGGATATAACGGATGCAATCTGGTGCCCCGAAGGATTTTAGCCGTAATGTAGTACCTCCCTAAACCAGCCATAGCACTACATGAGTGCAGCTCCCAGCTATAAACCAATCCATCTAATTCCATCAGCAGCCGCCCTGTCCAATCAGAGCCGTTTTCCATCGCATCTTCGGAAATGGTCCCCATTTCCATCCCATCTTCAGGCACGGTTTCCATTTCCATCTCCGCTGTGGTCGGTGGTTGGTTACTTAATGGTCTTGGCATTAGTGGCCTCCTTCCTCTCCTTTGCCGCCGCAATCACCAGGATTAGGGCGGTCTGTGGTGTTTTGTGAAAACTAATATTCAGTTCCTCAGACCAGCGCCGCCTCCAGCCATAGCCCTCAGTAGTACTGATTAGCGTCCCAAAGGGATAATACATCCATGCCTTCTTCAACAACGGCCCCGTCCAGGCGGAGTCGTTGTAGAAATCTGGAAGCTCGATTGTCTTACAACTCCTAAATCGACCATACCTACACCGCCAGTATCCCGGTACATCGAAATCACCTAAGAACTTGGCTACTTGTAGTAAGGCATTGAGTTCTACTATATCCCGCTCCGGCCCCTCTTCGGGCCATTTGGCAGGGTCAAGCTCAGGTTTTGTCATTGATCCTCTCCTTTGCTGGAACATAGATAATATCGAGGGAATCATCACTTCTGTGATAAGACGGCGCACAGTTAGAGCGAGTTGCACGATATGCTGGTACGCAGCTTAGGCTCGGCTCATCGCAAGGCATAAGATCGTCAACCCCACAGCCGCACTCGAAATCACAAAGCCCATCATAGCCATGCGATATTAGCCAGTCTTTTACAATGTCCCTTATTGTCATTTTCAGCCTCCTTCCGAGGATTGTTTTTCATGCCTCCGCCCCGGAGATTAACCGCGGTAGATTCTCTGGTTTCCAGGCGTCTGCGATCTTTTGCATAATACAGTCACAAACATATCTATCCCTCTCGAAAAGGGGGTGTTTCAGCTTATGTATTTTTGAGGGCCTTTTATTACATACGGGACAAATCATTTATCTTCCTCCGCTTTTATGGTGCTCCAATATACCTCACCATCTGTCGCTCCCAAATTGTCTACGTCCTTATGCCCTGTTTCTTTGTACTTTCTGATTGCTTCAACCGCCGATTTGCAATTTACGACCAGAGCGTGATGTGTCTGTATCATTCGGACGCTGACTATATAATTCTTCCCCATCAGCGATCCTCCTTTCGTCTGGCACCCATCATATATCCAATAGCATAACCAAAAATGGCGCACACAATGGCAAGCACTATATCACCCAGGCTCATTTCCATCATTCCCCTCCTGGTTTGTCGTGGCGGCTGCTTGTGTGCGTGCCAAATAATCCCGCTTGGTGACTCGCTTCTGTATTGATAGCTTGTACCCGATGCGCTCAAGCTCGTCAGCTAACTCCTGGTACTCCTGCGGTTTTGCTGCGGTCGTTAGCATTATGACTGTATCTGGAGTGGCCGCTCCATGCTGGCCAATATGCTCATACGACATACAGTGTTGACCGGCTTCGTCTGCTGGCAATCGAGGAAATAAGGCTATAATATCCCCGCAGTGCCAACGCCGGAAAATTACCTTTGTTTTCATCGTGTTTCCTCTTGGTTTGTCGTGGCGATTGCTTGCCGCACCACAACGGGGGTATGTACTGCGACTATAGCATCTCCGACAATGTTGCCGTTTACGTCCCGCAAAAGCTGATAATAGTCTTGCATATCATCCGGGCAATCGATATGCTCTAATTTACCCGTTATGCAGCCAAGTATATCCTTTATCTGCTGTCCGCAGCCAGTCTGTAACGCTGCGTTATTCAGATCAATTCTGATTTCTAATCTTGGCATTTTATTCCTCCTGGAAAATTGTAGCGGGTGATATACCTTTCACTTCGGCTATTTGTGCGGGCTTGATTACCTTGTTATACGTAACCCATGTCTCGTGGAGATAAGTCTCGTTGCAATCTTCATATTTTTGCCGCTTGATAAATACATATCCTACGTGCTTCCCGTCAGGGTCTCGATACACCTTCCCGGTGCATCTCCCGTATACCCTAACAAGTCTTTTAAATCTCAGGAGTTCAGTGTTGCAATCTACAAGCGGCATTATCTCAGGTTCTCCCAGTAAATACCCTTCGTCTACATTTCTGTGTAAAATCTCGACAAATCTTACGCCGGGTTTTGCCTTGTAAAAATCCATTGTTATTCCTCCTGGTTTGTCGTGGCGGGGTCTGGTATATCCTCACCTACACTTGTCGCTATCTGCTCCATCGATTCCGCTTCCTGCCTGCGGGTCTCAGGCCCTAATATTATGTACTCAAACATATCTATAGTAACCGGTCCTGCCGCCGGTGTCCTTCTGCCGTTGTATTGATGATAGGTTTTCATCGCTTTCCTCCTGGGTAACGGTGGCGGTTCTGCAATGTCAGGATACTAACTTTTCGGCCTTGGCTTCCGGTACGCCGAGTTTAGCGACAAGATACTCGTATACCTCGTAGCAATTTATCTCACGCAGATAATCGTCAGGGTCGAGGGTCGTCCAGTTATCGCCAGGATCGAGGCTTATCCAGTTATCATGCTCAATATCCCAGCGAGGCTCTCCCTCACCGAGCAATCGGTTGCGGGCCTCCATCTCGACCAGGGCATCCCGCAAATATACACTCTCATTGCCGATCTCGATAATCTCATACTCCTGGCGATCATCCACCTCCCGCCAGGTGTCAGGGTTACGCCTTATTACTCGGAACATGAGACCCTCCTTTTAGCTAAAGTGTTAGGGGCAAACCGGCGGGCCACTTCGACAGCGAAAGTTCGTGCCCCTTTGCGCCCGAAATTTGTCAGACTGTCAGGTTGTCAGACTGTCAGACGCGTATATACACCTCTGAACCCCACTTATGCAACGGTTATCCAGACCCCAAATTTCGACCCGCCCAAGTCCTTGGGGGGAAAGGGGTTAAAGGCTTTAGTTGAAGTAAAATAATAAGTAAATGCAGTTAATACGTGTAATAGCAATCCCCTGTTCCATAAAGGCATGTACCCGTCTGACACTCTGACACTCTGACACTCTGACATGTCAGACTTTCACCAATTCGAGCCTTCGATGAGCGGCATTTCGGCGGCGAAATAATCACCCGGAACGAACGGATTCCCGTCGGAATCAAGTTCGCATTCGCCCTCATTGACTCCATCGGTGTCGTAGTCGACGACTGTTACCTGGCCCCCGAAAACCGCGTCTCTGTAAACTTCTTGGACCATGCCTCCGGAAACCACCACCACACAGCGCCCACGGGGAATGTTCTTTTCCCGCACCCATGTCTCACCGCAGTCCTTGCAGTAGATTTTCCAAGGCTTGCTCTCGTCCGTGATGTCAACGTCAAGAGTATCTTTACCACAATTAGGACACTTCATCATGCTACCTCCCCGAGCTGCGTCCGCAGGTAACGGCGGACGTCTCGAATTATAGAAGCCATAGAGTCTGCATACGCCAGGAAGAGTAGTGGATCATCTCGTCCGGCCCAGGCCATGGCATTGTATATCAGACTGCCATGGTAGTACTCTTCGTCGAGATGCCGTCTCAGGTGGCCGTCTCCAAAGAAATATTCTTTTGCCTTTCGCCTGGCTATGGCTTGGCGGGCCTCTGGATTTTCTTCTCGATAATGCTCACATGCCTGAAAGTAGCAGGCCCAGCAGTCACCGTGGTTCGGAAATCTCGATTCGTCGGGATGCTTCTTAAGCCAGGCCTTTAGGCCGTCGCAGTAGCCCTCGATGCGCTCGTCCAGGATTTTCTTGCGCCTTAACTCCCTGTCGGTCACCTTTCGACATCGTTCAGGTGCGGCCAGCTTACCGGCCTTGACGAGGAACGTTATGCCTTCGTGGAAGAGAATCTCGCTTTGCCGGTTGCCGGACATCCATGGGTACTGTCCAAGGCGAGAGACCCACCACCTGCGCTTGTGCTGGTAAATTTGCCACGGTACACCGTACTTGTCAAGGATTTTATTGAGCCGGTCTCTGGTCAGGGGGGTCGCCCAGCCTCCGGTATACAGACTCAACCGGCCCCGTCGCAGCACAGCTATATCAGTGTCGTGCAGGCGGATGCGTTCAGTCTTACCTTGAGTGAACCACCATGTGTTTGCCCAGAGCCTCTTACGGGCGTCGTAGGGCGTATCTTTCATTAACCTTGTCATGCTATCTCCGTGGTGCAATCAAAGCAGCGTTTATGGTGTAGTTAAAATAACATTGGTGGCAGGCCCGTAGGGGCCTGTGCTTACCCGGTATTTGATACTTCCACTCATCCTGGGGGATTTTTCTCTTGCATACTTGGCAAGCGGTCTTGATTTCTGCTTCTCTCTGAAATCTTGGCATAGTGGACCTCCAATGCGACAGTTCAGTTCTTCCTCCCCCTCGAAATGATCCGGTATAACTGCCAGGTGTCTTCGTCCCCGTACTTCTTGACCCACTCAAGGAGCTCTTTCCACTCCCGTTCAGTGTACTTTCTGGGGGCGTCTATTGCGCAGTAAACAATCCAATCCATGTAGTTGCTGAATTTGGATTTGTCTATGCAGCCTTCCAGGAAGTCTCTCGCTTCCTCAAGGGTTGCAGTCCGACGCCTGGGATGATCCTTTAGCCACCGTTCCACGAATGGTTTGGCATCGACACAGCAGCCTATTTCTTCCCAGTATTCGAGACTGAATCTAAGCATCATGTCGCTCCTTCCAAAGTTAAGGGCTGACTTGGCCCTCTGTCTTCCGCCCAGTCTCGGTAACAGACTTCACAAACGATGTAGGTCTTCTCTACCGGGACCAGGCCGTCCTTCAGTTCGACGGGTTCTCCGTTCCAATAGCGTATAACGAGGTGGCCTCCACAATATGGACATTTCATGGTGTCGTTCTCCCGGTTAAAGTACAGGCGGCAGGGGCCTTTGCAGACCCCGGCTGCCCGGAGTTCTCGTGGGCTGGAGCGGGGAGCAAATGAGCGACCCACGAGTCTCTCGCAAGGCTGCACCGCTCACACAGCCTGCTCTGCAAGTTTTGAACAGATGGGACACATCATAACGTCCCATGCAATGCACCCGGTGGGTTTGTAGTATTTCAGCAGTTCAGCCGCCACTATGCAACTTGTCGGTCTTCGCTTTTCATATAGTTGAGCCACAAGCTCGTGAAGGGCTCTTCCCGGTGCCCGGGGTCTGTATTCATGAGCTACCTTCACTATTTCCCTGATGTTGAGGGCATCTTCGAGCTTGAACCCGGCACGTATCGTAGCACACGCAACTTTCCTGCGGTTCGTAGCGTTGCATATAATAGGCTCAAGCTCTTTGAACGACATGATCTTTCTCATGGCTCCGCTCCTTCCTGTTCTGCCCAAAGTTGGTCTATGGCTTCGTATCCGGCCTGAATCATAGCATCTACGATATGGGTGGCGTTTCGTTCAAGAAATGCTACTGCCTGCTCTTCGGTGAGCAGTTCGTAGGTGCGGTCTACGTCGTCCGGCGTGATTCGCTCTACCACGTCCTCTGGTGTCCATCCCGTAGCAGCGTAGCATTCAAGTCCGTCTTTCACGGCTACTGTACCTTTATGAGGGTACGTTTCTATGTTGGAAAAGAGTAAGTCCATGTTAAGGCTCCTTTGTTAGTTGCTTAACTTTCTTACGAAGGCTGATTAGGTGCTCTTTAGCCTTGAAAAGCCTGGCGTGAACTGCTATGTCGTTCGGTTCTGTGCTCCCCTTGTATCGTCCTATCACAGCTTGGATATGACGAATAGCCTCGATCAGATCGGCGTCGAAGTAGAGCAACAGCAGTTTGAGTAGGGTGCTATTCATTGTCTTACCCCTTTCCGATACCCTTCAGGCCGGGAAGTTTATCCACGAAGGTCAGCCCTTCGGTGTATAGGCGATGCTCTTTTTCAGGCTCCGAAGGCTTGGCCTCAAGTATATCCACGGCACGTTCTATCTTAAGCATCAGGGTGTCGGCGGTTTGCCCGTCCCGACCGCTGTCGGTAGGATGAGCGTCGTAGTATTTAAGGGCCGACTTCAGTACGATCAGCACTGCTTGTGTTTTGTTCACGATTTGCCCTCCAGTTGTGGCCATCTTTTGACTACTTCCAGCAACTCCACACGGGTGGCGGTAACAGTGCCGTGAGGTAGGGGGTCGTGTTTGCCCGCCGTGAAAGTGAAGTTCTTCTTCCTCCAGTACAGGTACTTACGCTTGGACGGCACGTACTTGCACCTGTAGACTTCTACATCGAAGGCCCTGTCGAAGTTTACGGCGTCCCACATCGTTGAGAACACTGCAAGAGGCCCGCAGCTCTTATTCGGTACTGTTACCTTACCTACTTCGTATGTTACGGTCGCTTCAGACCGCACTAAACCACCGGCTCCCCATGAGTACAGCCTGCCACATACGTTTCGGACTATCTTGTACCCTATTTTCCATTTCATGGTATCCTCCGGTCAGTGTGATTCACTTAACAGTTCTACACGGGTAGCGATAACAGTTCCAGGGGGTAGAAGGTCGCCCTTGCCCGCCGTGTGAAGACTCCAGTCATCTCGCCAGTACAAGTATTTTCGCTTAGACGGTATGTATCTACACTTGAAGATCCTTGTGTTGGAATATGCGGCCACGTCGGAAGCCCTCAAAGTGTGGCGAGTTGCAAACTCTATGGCGTTCTCTTCGGAGTCAAACACTGCTATGGGTCCGTGTCCCTTTTTCGGGATTGTCACCTTCCCTACTCCGTACTCTAAGGCTACAAAACTTGGTATCGAGACGCCGATCCCCCAGGAACGTAGTCCATCAGCAGTGGCCTGAACCACTTTATATCCGATTTTCCATCTCATTGCGTACCCCGGATGAAGGTTAAGGGGCTGGTATGCTCACAGCCTCACCTTGGTCATGCCAAAGAAGCTTTGACGGGCTTCACCTTGCCCGTTGTCGATTGTTCCTACTACCATTGCCCGCTCCTTGTGTTATGGGCCGCTGAATTGCGACCGATTGCGAATTGTTGCAATTCCGATGCCAAATGTTAAATCCTTGCGTGCCAAGTACTTAAGTCGCAGCGTACCCGGCAGATTTTGCCGATTGCAGGGAAAATCTTGCCGCATCGAGCAGCAGATAACCACTCGTCGTTCCTTTTCCGGGGGCCAAGACCAGCCAAGATTCCAGGATTTCCGACAGAACCCCGAAAGGCCTGTACCCAAATGTCGGCTGAGAGTCATTGCCTTTCAGCTTGCGAACGCTTCAACTTTCTGACGTCGTTCAGCAAGTTTAGAATGAGGCCGGTCAAGGCCCGAATGCTCAGGTGAAGTCGAGATCGTGTATGTCCGACTCCATTTCGGCTATGCGAGTTAGAACGTCTTTGACCTGAACTGTGGTATCTTCCCCGGTAAACTTGTCGCTGTCCAGGTACGATTTCAGGTGCCGAATGCCCTCTTCATACCGGGTCACTTTCCGTTCCAGCTTGTTGGTTACCGCCATGATAGTTAGCTCCAGGTCATGCGGCCTTTATGCCGCTGTGAGCCAGTGCCGCCCGCGCCCCTTCGGCAGGGCTGAGACCCAGCTCGAAGTACTCTTCGGCGGGCCATGTTTGCAATTCGGTCGCTGTGGTGAAGTGGTGGCGTTCCAGTACCAGAAAGACTTTGCTGAGCCACCACTCGTAAGGCGATAAACGGTGTGCCATTGTTTCACTCCGGGTTTGCGAGATGGTCTCGCATGGCTGTTATGATGCAGTCTCTATAAGCATCGGTAACGTTTTCAATGATGCCGTCTTCGTAGGTTCGGATTGCAAGGTCAATCTGCGCAGGGGTGATCTCAATTCGGGCGTTTTTCGCGATTCCCTGCAAATCTTCCATGCTAAACCATTGTTGTAGGTATCTCCCCTTTGTCATAGTTTTGCTCCAGTCAGCGGGCCATAGGCCCAAGTAAGGCGATTGTGAAGGCCACCGCAGCGGCCAAGTAACATAGTGCTTCCCACATCACGTGCCGTCTGTGCATAGACTCTCCGGGTCAAGGTTATGAGGACGGGGACAACGCCGCTCCCCGTCCTCTCTCGCGGGGTGAGCTACCAAATCCGTCAGGGTGGATTAGTCCCGCCTTTGCGCTGTCCGTGCCTGCCCCTCACGAAAGGGCATCTTTGGCACGGAAGCACAAGGGCTATGTTGGTAGCGGGAGTTGGAATCGAACCAACGTAGACAGGCTTATGAGGCCCGCTGGGATAACCAATCCTTCCCGCAGTAACCGGTCGGGGACTCGCAGTGGGCGGCGGTCGCTCGTAGTCTACATCCCCTCTCTTACTCAATGTAGCGACCCGCCAGCTCGTCATAGTTCGGCGGGCCAATTCTCTGACTGGCTATCCGCTCCACAATACGGACAGTCAGAGATTTTTTCGGCTCTGTCAATCTCACATGAGGAGCCGAAAACCCCTCCTTGGCTCGGAGGGATACTCCGGGTGCAAGGCTTACTACCACTGCCTTTTCACCCGGCTGTAGCCCAGCGAATAGTTTACACTCGCTGGGCCTTGCGCCCAGGTTCTCCACGAACCGGGCGGTGTCAGGATGCCCGATATAGTGGGGCATCCCTTTTAACAAGTTCGCCGGGAAGTAATAAACCCCGGCTTGCTCTGGAGTATACACAGTATCCACCATGTATACTCCGTCCAACGGCAACACCGTTGCCGACAAAACGGCAACGACATCTTTCGGTATTTCTACCGGTAGCACCTTAAGTGCTTCCCGGTCTGGTACAGTTTGGTGTCTCATTCTTCCTCTCCAGGTAGGGAGCCTGACTCCCCTGTACTGACCACCGATAGCCTTCGGCCCTTAAAGTCAGGTGTGGAGTCAGGCAGGCTAACTTGTTGTCCTTGGCCCACTTGCCCTCCTGTTCTGCGGCAGGTTCGACCAGTCGTTCTGTCAGGCTTGTGGGCTGTCGGGGTTAAGTAACTGGGAAACCGCCGGTTAACCAGGTTAGCTTTACCGGCTTGCCTGAGCTAAGTACCGGCGTTGCAGTCCCTATGGGTTGCACTGGCCCGGCCGGTTTCCCTTTACCCAGCTCCCGATAGGACGCTACCGTGAACGGGGTAAAGGAAAGGCCCCCGTTAGGGGGCCAGACGGTTACTTCCGGGTGTAGACGTTGACACCGACTTGAAACTGCTTTCCACCAGGCCCAGCAACTGCCTGATTGCCCTGAGTACTTCCGATCACAACACTCTTCCCGGAAGCAGACTCCGTACCGGGCTTAGAGAGGTCTACAGTGATCGTCAAGACCTTCCCAGAAGTATGAATCTCACAGTTACGCATTTGTGACTCCAGTGAGAGATTGAGAAAGAGCTTATCGCGAGCATCGCGATTGCGAATTCGACGGCGATTAGCGCGATTTTCGTGCCGTTCGTGCCAAACCGCGCAAACCCCCGCAGGCCGGGCGTTTGACGCGTGCCATGCCAAATTCGGCCTGTCGCGAAAAGGGGAAAATTTTGCCGGGTTGAAGGCCCGTCAAGCGCCGTCGAGTGCCGTTCAAGCGCCCGTGCAGCGCGGGTTTGGAAAGAATTGCCGGGGGCGGTCGGCAATATTTGCCGGTCGAACGTCCAAAACCGCCGAAATCCGCATGGCGCGAAACTTGCCAATAGACTCAAAGACGTGGAGTTCACTCCGGCTCGCTGGAGGGGAAAAGCCACGCTACAGGACACTTTGCTTGCTATCCAGGGCCACAACACGGCCACAGTACGCCCTACGGCCTTGACAAGAGCCACAACAGGCCCCATATTGCCAGTAACGGGCTTCGGCGGTGTTGTCTCTGTCCCTGTGCCCTCAGCGTCCGGACGACACCGTCGTGCCCCAGAAAAGCCCCGGGGTACGGGGGGTACACCGTGAACTCTGTAGCCCGTACAAGGCGAATCCGATGATCACATCACACCGGCCTCTGTCGTGTGGATTCGCAGTTCCGTACCCGTTTTCTCATTGGGTCCCATACGGGTGGGGACCCCCTGAACTGGCGTGAGGACCCTACAATGGACATTTTTGACGAGTTCGACAGCCAAGACACTTGTCTCACTCCCGGCAGTCCGGTCCACTCTGATTGCGACCTCGTTTCGAGATGCTGGAACTGTGGCGAATACACTCGAACTGAGCTGGGCATGGGCGACACCGTGCCCGAAATTGTAACCTGCCGGGTTTGCCGCAAGAAAGGCGAGATCGGACAAACGAAGGGCAGGTACAATTTTGCCGATATGGTCGGCCAGTACACTTTAGAGGAACTTCTCTCCTTGGAAGGGGGTACGTAGTGAAGGTTGGAACTGTTACTTCTATGGGCCGGGACGTCACGAAAGTCGCTACTTCGAAAATGCGTCCCTGCCGCAAACTTCCTGTCACGGTACATGCCGTGCAGATGAACTATCCATTTCGCGTGATGACGAAAGAGGGTCCCCTTGATGGCAAGTACGGGGATTTCCTCATGCGAGGTGTCGAAGGTGAGCTCTACCCATGCGACCAGCAAATCTGGTTCAAAACCTACAGATGGGAGCCGGAGGCTGCTCCGGTTTCGAGCGTATCGGGAGCTCACTCGTGACATGAATCCCTGGATGGGAGGGCGTCTGCGGTATCGAGAAGCCCTCCTGAGAGAACGACATGCCCAAGAAAGCACATCGCGCCCTAAGCAGACAGGCCCGGAAGAAGGGCCTGAAGGGTAAGCGCAAGAAGGCCTACATCTACGGCACTCTGAGGAAAATCGAGGAGGCCAAAAAGCGCAAGAAACGCTAACTCCGGCGGGCAAGGTGTTGTTGGCGACATATCGGCCTTCCAAGCCGAAGTGTGGGGTTCGATCCCCCAGGCCCGTTCCATCCCGGATGGCCTAATGGAAAGGCATCTGGCTGTTAACCAGAACTATGGAGGTTCGAGTCCTCCTCCGGGAGCCATTCAGCCGCGGTAGGCGAGTGGTCCAAGCCACCGGCCCTTCAAGCCGGTGATCACCGGTTCGAATCCGGTTCGCGGCCCCAGCATTGGGGAGACCATAATGTCGTACGAAAAGCCCAAAATTACGAAGGAGACCACAATGCGGTTTCCTATCGCACTTATCGAGTCCAAAGGCACGGTTTGCAAGCAATGCTCATCCTGCCATGGATGCCGTTAACAAGTATGCGGGACGTGGCCCAGTCAGGTAGGGTACTCGCCTTGGAAGCGAGTGGTCCCCCGTTCAAATTGGGGCGTCCCGACCAGTTAAGAAGAGATTGCAATGGCCAAAGAGCACATAAAGCCACTGACAGGAGGGACCTTGGAAGGCGACGAATGTGAGTATGCCTCCGAAGTCGATCCGAAATGGCTCTATCAACACCACGATAATACTCCACGGGCCTACGGGTTTGTGGACTTCTGTAAATGCGGCGGCATCATACACGACGACAAATGCCGTAAATGCGGACGCGTTTTGGAAACGTGTCTATAATGCGTACATGCTCGCGCCGTACTCCAGTCGGGGCGCGAGTTGCCGCTGGGTCTCAGCGCGGGGAGGACAGGTGTCCCGGTCAGGTTCATAACCTGATTCTTTGGAGTTCGAGTCTCCACCCCGCTACCATACATGCAGTATAACGTTTGACAAATTGGCGAGAATTGTATAAGATTACCCATAAGAACTCACCGTTTTGTCAAGCCCGGCACAAGAAGAGGCGACGTGCCCACACGGCCCACCTCACGGGGGGTCACCGGGATGCAACGTTGAGAAGCACTGATAGAAGACCCCCCGAATTTGAACATGAGGCTCCTGCGTTCGGTCCACTTGAAAGGGCCATAAAGGGGCTCGAAGGAATTATAGAATCTATGCACAGGGATAAGGAAGCCCTGGATGCGATTGTGAGGCAAATGCGTGAGCGTTACCGAGGGGGCCGGAAAGGTCCCGATCAGTGAGGACCACACACTGTACCATCTTATGTGCGGATGTGGTGACCCAGGGTGCACCTTGGTCATGGAGGTCGATTATGACCACGAGATCCGCACTACATCCGTAAGTTTCTACGGAGAACTCTACTCCTTACCGGAGTCTTGGTGGGATCGAATCAGGATGGTCTTTGCCCTTCTGTTCAGGGGCCAGGTAAAGGCCAAGTTTGATTTGGTCGTGATGGAACCTTCTCATTTGTACGGCATCATTGGGGCTCTCTTGGAGGCCCGGCGCCAGATGGTGGATGCAGGAAAGCCGATAAGACGACGCAACACCGTTAGCAATTCACGGTTACGCAAAGGAGAAGTCAAGCATGGGAACGTCTAATAAGTACTCCTACGAGGAACACATAGAACCCAGGCTCCAGGAGATCAAGTGGTGGCTCCTGGACGGCGTACCCCGCAAAGAAATCTACAAAAGGTTGGGTCTGACGGAGCGGACTTTCCTTGCCATTCTGCATTCAAACGCCGAATTCCACAAAATGTTCGAGAACTATTCTGCCGAGGCGGACGCCAAAGTCCGGGACTCGCTTTTTCGCCGGGCCACCGGTTTCGAGATCACCGAAGTGGTAGAGGATCGCGAAGTCGGGGAACGGGCCGGAAAGCCCTTCGATCTGGTCAAAACCAAGTCTTCCACCCGCGTCATTCCACCGGACACCATTGCTCAGATATTTTGGCTCAAAAACAGACAGCCCGGCAACTGGCGGGACCGGCGAGACCACGACGTCAAGGCTCAGGTCAAGATCACTTATAACGTAGACAAGATTAAGAAGAAGAAGCAAGATGCCGCGACAGTTACGAGCAATTCCTGACGGTCCGGTTGAGGACCGAATAGAGTACAGGGCGCTGCCCACCCTGAAGAAATTCCACGAGTCGAACGCCGAAATTCGCTGTATAGTGGGCGCGGTTGGCTCAGGGAAGACCTCTGGGGCTTCGGTCGAACTCTTCAAGTATATCCCGGACCACCTTTGGGCGACATACGGAATTCGGAACACTCGGTGGGTTATACTCCGAAACACCTATCCTGAGCTCCGAGACACGACCCAACGGACGGTCTTCGACTGGTTTCCCCATGGGGAACTCAGGCGCCAGGAAAACATTTACACTCTGAAGTGGGAGATCGAAGAGGGCCGTCACAAAGGCGTAAAGTTGAACGTGGAGGCCATGTTTCGGTCTTGCGACCGCCCGGAAGAGATCGGCAAGTTCAAGAGCCTTGAAATCACGGGCTACTGGATTGACGAAAGCATCGAGGTGGCTGAGGAAGTCAAGCGCATTCTGAAGAACCGCATCGGGCGATTTCCTCGTCGGTGTCCCGAGCGATTTGGCATCGAGACGACTAACCCACCTGATGTAGAGCACGATACGTACAGCCAGTTTGCGTGGGTTACACCTCCGCCTGGTCCCGTCCCGTCAGGTCAGCCTTTAAAGGGCCATGTTGGGTTTTGGCAGCCTCCATTCGAGAATGAAGCAAACCTGCCTCCCAACTACTATGATCGACTCCGTGAGGATTATCGCGACAATCCCGACTGGGTCGAGATGTACGTTGAAGGCAAGCCTGGAATCATCGTCAAAGGCCGAATGGTTTACACCGGCTTTTCCAAGAGTATACATGTGGCTTCGGAGCCCCTTGAATGGAAAGGCGATGTTCTATTTCGGGGGTGGGATAATTCGGGCAACTGCCCGGCGTGTGTGGTGGGGCAGATTCCGGAGCCGCACAGATTCGAGGTTCTCAGGGAATTCTGGACCGACCGCGAGGGTATCGTAGACTTTACTTCCCGTGTGGTCGAGTCCTGTAACTCGATGTATCCGGGAGCCTACTACGTTGATTGGGGCGACCCGGCAGGTTCCACGTCTTACAGTCGCCGCGAGGGCGGATTCACCTCCAATGCAGCTCTAATGCGCGACGTGTGCAAGGTGGATGTGAGGCCCTCAGAGAATAACCTGACGGTTCGCATCGACGCGGTACAGCAGCGCATTAACCGCCATGGCGGTCTCGTTATAGACCCCGTGTGCGTCCGTCTGATAAACGGTTTCGTCGGCGGTTATGCATACCCGAAAGTACCAGGCACCGACCAGTATGGCGTTCGCCCGATGAAGAACAAATGGTCGCATCCACATGATGCACTCCAGTACGTTTGTGTAGGCGTGTTTCGAAATATGAGCTTCAACGACGGTCCAGTCGACTACATTCCACCGCCCTTGTCAGAGAATATCCCAAGCCGGGACATCTGGATGATCTAAGGAGAATGCAATGGTAAGACGAAAGGGAGAGCTCACACCTACCTCGAAGTCTAAGCTGGCTACAAAGCAGGCCTTTCTGGCCTTGGCCCGCAAGAGGTTCGAAGCCGCTTTGGAGAACGACAAGGAGAATAGGGCTGATGCCCTGGACGATCTGAAATTCTACAACGGAGATCAGTGGCCTGATACCTTAAAGAAGGAGCGGGAACAGGAAGGACGCCCATGTCTTGTCATCAACAAGCTGCAGGAGAAGGTAGATCAGGTAGTCGGCGACCAGCGCCAGAACCGCCCCCAGATTCAGATCATACCGGTGGATGGTAATTCAGATCCCGACACGGCCGAAACCATGGAAGGCTTGATTCGGAACATCGAGTACACATCGGATGCCGAAGAGGTCTACGACATGGCCTTCGAGTCTGCCGTTATTTGCGGTCGGGGCTGGTTCCGGATACTGACCGAGTATTCAGACGACGACGTATTCGAGCAGGACATTGTAGTCGAGTCCATCCCGAACCCGTTCAGTGTATATTGGGATGCCGGAGCCCAGAAGCGCAACCTTTCCGACGCCATGCACATGTTCGTTACCGAGCTCCTGACCGAAGAGCAGTTCAACAGTCGATACCCTGGAAAACGCGCCGCCCCCTTAGACGTAGGAGACCAGGCTGATTTTACACATTGGCGGGTAGACGACAAGATACGGATAGCCGGGTACTGGATCAAAGTCCCGATGAGGAAGACCATTTTCCAACTCTCGGACGGGACTGTCACGGACATCGAACCGGAGCAGCCTCAGATGGTCCAGGACGAGATAACCGGCGAAGAGTATCCCGATGGACCCACCGTTGCGCGCTCCAGAATAGTTGACTCCTTCAAGGTAGTTCAATATGTTATATCAGGGGCTGACATCCTGGAGGGTCCAAACTGGTGGGCCGGAAAGTACATTCCGCTTATTCCGGTTTGGGGCAAGGAACTAAACATAGCAGGCGCCCGCAAGATCCGCGGTCTTGTACGGTACGCAAAAGACCCCCAAAAGATGTTCAACTATTGGGAGTCCAAGGCTACCGAACAGGTCGCCCTGGCCCCGCTCGCTCCGTACATCATCACAGCCCGTCAGATACGGGGTCACGAGAAGGTCTGGAAGGAAGCCCACAAGCGTACCATCCCGTATCTCGTCTACGAACATGACGAGAACGCGCCACCGCCGAAGCGGCAATCCGGTCCCGGCATACCCACAGGCCTTGAACAACGGGCTAAGGTCAACTCGGAGCACATCAAATCTACGACCGGACTGTACGACCCTTCTCTCGGGGCTCGCTCCAACGAGACATCCGGACGTGCAATCTTGCTCAGGCAGCGTGAGGGTGACACTGCGACTTATGCGTTTATTGACAACTTGGCCCGTGCCATTCGGTGGACCGGCAAGATTCTCGTAGATCTGATCCCGAAAATATACGACACGGAGCGGATGGTCCGCGTGACCGACATCAAGGGGGAGCAAACTTTGGTTCCAATCAACGTCCAGCAGGGTCAGGAGAAGATCAACGCTCTGGACGTAGGAAAGTACGACGTAGTGGTGAAAGCTGGTCCTTCCTTCACCACGCAGCGTGAAGAGGCGGTCGATGCGATGATGCAGATCGCACAGGCCAATTCCGAAATTTTTCTACTTATCGGGGACGTACTCGTCCAGAATATGGACTGGCCGGGAGCTCAGCAAATCGCGAAGAGGCTCCAGCCTGTTGCACAGGCAATGCTGGCCCGTCTGGGAGGCGCCCCGGAACAGGAGGAAGAGCAGCAAGAGGACCCAATCCTCCAGTACAAGGTGGGAGAAGCCGAGGCTCGTATGAAGGGCGCTCAGTATAATGCCGAAAAGAGCAAGGCCGAGGCCGCCGCAGCCATAGCCGCAGCCGGGTTCAAGCTGCCCGCTGCAGAGGGAGGAGGAACCCCCAATGCTCAAGCTCCCCAAGTCTTATCTCGCTGACGGGAGAAAGTTTCGGGTCAAAAAGTCTACGACCAGGTCTCCAGAAGGAGCTGGTTGGTTTGATGGATTCGAAGCTGAAATTGGAATAGACACGAAAATCCTTCCTACCGACTGGGATCGGTTGGAGGTTCTGATCCACGAGTTCATGGAATGCAGCATGGCCGAAAACGGCTACCGATATAAGAACAACCTTGGGGACTATCAGTTTGTCCTCACTCACTCCGATCTCCGCCGGATTGGAGGGGAATTAGCTCGCGGCATCTACGACACCATGAGAGCAAATGGCGTCAAAACGGAGCCGTAAGGCGCACGATGCTTACCTGTGGCTTGCACAGGGCGCGGTACTGGCGACGCTTAACACCAGGCTACATACAAGGAGGCTATTATGCCTGAACCCGAGAAGAAGGACCGGATGGACCCGACTATAGACGCGGCAGACTTTCCGGATACTCTCAATGTCTCGGACGAACTGGGTGCAGGAGGACCGGTCGAAACTTCGCCCCCGACCAAAACGGACGAAGACACGCCCGAATCCCAGGACCAGGACAAAGATTCCGACGTTCCTGATGGAGTTCAGAGGCGCATCAACAAAGCAGTCCGCAAGCAGCGGGAAGCAGAACGCAAAGCCGAGAAGGCCCAGGCCCTACTTGACAAAATGCAGAGTCGACTGGCTGCCTTGGAGGGAAGAGATCCCCCGGAACGCTACGACAGCAAAGCGAAGGGACCCCCTCGCGAGGACCAGTTCGATACGTTTGAAGAGTACAGCTTGGCCCGAACCCAGTTTCTCATCGATCAGTCCATAAAGAAAGCTACCGAAGATCTGAAGGCCGAGATTCAGGCAGCTCGACAGGCTGATGAAGAGGCTCGGGAGCGTAGTCGCCTTGAGTCCCGCTTTCAAGAAGCGGCCAAGGAAGGCCGAAAGGTCTATAAAGACTACGACGAGGTAGTCGCTCAGGATCTTTTCAACGATCTGATGCGCGAGACCATCGCTGAACTGGATAACGCGCACGAAGTGGCTTACTATCTCGGTTCCAATCCGGACATTGCTGATGATATTTTCGAGGCATCGCGCCGGAACCCTGTTTCTGCGGTAGCTCAGATCGGCAAAATTGGCGGTCTGTTGAAGGCTTCGTCCCGGCAACCCAAGAAGAAGGCTTCGAACGCGCCCGAACCGGTGCCCGCCGTGGGGGGTGGAGGAGACCTCCCGGACGCGGGTTCTCTCGATGGTCTCTCCATCGAAGAGTACGTAAGGAGACGGCGCAAGCAAATCCAAGGAAAATAACCTATGGCTAACACCCT